TTATGCATTTTTGTTCCTGATTCCTACCACATTTCCCCGCGCATCATTGATCACCTTTTCGATGCATTCGACCATCTCAATCACGATTTTCTTGCGCTTTGACGTAATCGTATAGTGTTCGGTCACGTCTTTTGGTGCGTGGGCGACGAGATATTTGATCTCATCGGCATATCCATGTTCATCAAGGATGGTTTGCACCGTTGTGCGCAATCCGTGATATGTGCCGCCGCCATCGATGAGGCCTTGTTCTTCCAGCCGATCCCTGTATTTTCCCCATGAGGAGCGAAACCCGTCCGGTGTCCATGGCATGCCCCTTGAGTTCACGAATATCTGCACGCTCTTTTCGTTGGGCTGCTGGTTGATGATTTCGGCCATGGTCGGCGTGATGTATAGCCAAACAGGCTTAACGCGTTTGCTTGTGGTGGGCTGCAACCAGTTCCCGAAATTGTCGCCCCTTATGTTGGCTTTGGTCAGGGTCAGCACGTCTCCCTCACGCAAGCCATAGAGTGTTGCGGCATAAATAGGGCCGATAAGCTGCGCTGGGGCGTTGTCTATGATCGCAACAAGTTCTTGTGAGGTGTAGGGGCGGTTCGGGCGCTTTTCGCCTCCTAGGGCCTTTGAAATGCTTTCGGCAGGGTTGACGTCCATATATTCGTATTCAACACCAAATGCGAAAACCTTCTTGAGTACAGTGACCAGACTATTTGCGAATTTGGGCTTGCGCCTGTCGCGGGCATTGTCGCGGGATATGGCAACAGTCGAGCGCTTGATTTCGACCAGCTTTGTGTCCAAGGCATCAATGGATTTTAGATATTTGAAAACCTGCTCATAGTCTTTACGGGTGCGCGGGCGCAGATTTCGCCAATGATCGGAGCGCTTCACATATTCTTCGATCAATAATCCCAATGAGCCGGGTTTCGATTTGGCTTTCCTATGCAGTTTGTCAAGCCGGTCGACCTCGGCAGCCAGGGCGGTGCCCTCTAACGTGGGGTCGATGGGCGTCCCGCTGGCGCGGTGATAGCGCCGCAACTTGCCGTGACGGTCCTTATATTGGTTCAAGCCTTTAATGCGCACTATTCGCCCTGTCACTTCCCAACCCCCTCAGTTCCGGTGCAGGGGTGGAATCTTTGAATTGATCTATCCATTCGTCAAGGCTTTTCCGATCGTACAAGATCCGGTTGCCGAAATTGATTGGTGATACATTGGCGTGTTTTTTGAAATGATTGGGCGACATTCCGCAATAGGCGGCGGCTTGATCTGTGCTTAGAAGCCGGGCGCTCGGAAGTCCTATCTCTCGCTCGTTTCCCATCATAAAGCCTCCAGAATTTGCCCCAAGTAAATGCACTGATATGTGGCGCCAGAAATGTCGAATACCCGGAACGCATACCGGGGCCCGTCATCATCAAATTGCCGCGGGAAGATATCCCCGATATTCACAGGTTCGCCTTTATCAATGATTGGCTCATCGCGAATAAAGGTAAACTCGTCACCTGGCTTTAGGTTTTGCCAGGGCCGGGGATTTCGACGGGCTATTGCCATGCCGGCACCTCGTTGGTGCGTTCAGGCTTTTCATCGTCTCGTCGCCCGCCGTGCACTTCCTCCAAAAACTTGTTGAATGATTGGAAGTGCCCAAGCTGGCAGTCGATAGAAGAAACCCAATAAGCTTGCACCCAAGAATGATCAAAGTGCACCGTCCCGCCGCGTATGACGTTCTTCAAAGCATTGCCTAGGTGCATTTCGTCGGGTTGGACCACCTCCAACCGGCATTTGCCGCGGAGGCGAGGGGGTAGCATGCGGCGAAACTGTTCAAGCGTCTGGCTTGACGGAAACACAACGATATCGCCTGGCTCGACGTGGTGCATCATATCGGTTGATCTGCCGGTCCCGCGCAATCCGCTTTCCAATAGCTCAAGATTGCTTTTGAGCATACCGTGAATGGTGGCCATGCGTTCGTTGGTTGAGGTCATTGATCCTTACCCCTCTGATCGCCCTTGCGCTTTTCGCGCACGGCATGTTCAAGTTTGGCCGCTGACAGGATAACCGGCTTCAACTCATCAGGGGCGTCATCAAAAGCAACAGTCCGCTTTGCTTTGCCACCATTTAGGCGGGGCAACAGGGCTCGGGGAATCGCCTCCCAGTTAGACGGGTCGCAATTAGTTTTGTCGCCATCCAGACACTTCAAAGCCTTGCCTTTTGGCACAGATCCATGCTTCTTTTCCCAAAGCCAACGATGCTTAAGCACATAGCGGCGTTCAAAGCCGGTGTGCGGGTTAACTTCATCAACACTGATCTCGACATAGCCCTCCTTTGAAACACGTTCATGGCCTAGGTAATTCGTGTTGTGGGGTTTGTGACCCTTTTTGAATTGCGTCTCCGCTGCCCGTCCTCGCGCCGGATGCGGCTTTCCTTTGTTGTATGGTTTGTTGCCCTTCGGGAATTGGCCAGTACGACCGGTTTTCCAGCCTTTGCGCTTTCGGAGTGAATGGAGGTTTGTCGCTGACACATCACATCGGTTGAACTGCGCGCAGAAAGCTGCGTGATATTCGCTGATGACCATCCGGTGGTTTTCTTCCAGCCATGCCAATTCTTCATCGTTCAAGTCGGATAGTTTGTTTTTCATGATTGGTTTCTTCCATCTGTTAGGCGCTTCATATGGTCGTCAATCACATCGATCATACGCTTGCCGTTATCGGCCACCATGTATGGTGCAAAGACGTGATCGAACTTCAGAACGTCGCATTCCACCGCTGTGATTTGCCCTTTGATCCAATCCCTTAAGATCGATGATGTGGCCGTTACGCCTTGTTCAAGGGCTTGCTGTTCATATGCCTGCTTTGATTTCTGCTTACGGCTGGTCCAAGGGTTTTCTTTGAGATACATCGCAGCCCAACCGGCGCCGGATGCATTCATCTCCACGCGACGCCCTTGATGCTCGAAATAGAGTGTTGTCGTGTGGTTGTCGTGATCGTCCATAAAGCCGATCTTGGAGCATCCGAACCGGCGCAAAATCTTCTTGATTTCGTCCTGCGCATTGGCCGCGTTGGCTTTAGCATAGGGTATTGTCATGCAGCACCACCTTTCGGACCAACCATCTCGGAAGGCGGCAAGGGGATATCAGCATTCATAGGCTTCCAAAGATGCAAGCAGTTGGCGTGAAAGTTCACATGGTCGCTTTCGGCAACATGAATCTGCATGGCGACCTCATCGGGCTCAAAGAAAAGGTTCTTGATGTGTGACATTTCCGGCCAGTTTGGGCATCGGTTCTTGCGGCTGACAGAAACATGCTCCCAGCCGCCGCCTGTGCTGACGATGACGAAAAGCTGGCCGCCGTCGATCGGTGATTTGATCGCGAAGCAACCGCACCCTGGGAAAAATGACCGGCCATATATTCGACGCTCGGCATCAGAAATCCGATAATCTCTCAGTTCGGAAAGGTCTTTCATGCCGCCACCTCATTCACGTTCGTGTGGATGACCTCAAAGATATAGGCGGCGACCCATGGATTGGCGTCCCAGCCAAAGCCGCGTTTGGCGTTCAGTCGGTCCCACAGATCAGCAAATGCATCGCCGGCGTACTCGAAACCCTCGTCGTCGTCATGCAATTCAGGCACACGATACCGATAGCCGTTGATTTCGCTTGGACCGTTCGGGGTGCCGACAATGTCTACAATTTCCCAACTCTCGATAACGCCTTCGCTTAGGGCGTCGTCTTCGCTGATCTCCTGCAGCCGTTGAATGCGGACATCTGTTACACGCAAAGTCAGACGGCTAGCCCATTTGGGCATGTGGATCGATGGTCGGGGTTTTTCCCAATCGCCATGTTTTGGCGAGCCGTCAGCCCAATACCAGACTTCGTCGTGAAAATAGAGGGAGCCTTCCCAGGAAAATATATTTCGCTCAGATGGGGCGGTGTTGCGGAATACGTGGTTTCCGCTCCAGTTTTCGCGCACCCAAAGCAGGTCACCGACTTCATATGGAAGTTTGTATGGGCCGCTTAGACTGCCGGTGCTTTCATAGTGCATGATGCCACGGCGAAATTCGCCGGGTTCCAGTTCAATCAGCCTCTCGTCTGGCGACGTGATGGCCACCATGTTTCCCATTACAGCCGTGATCTTGGCAATTCGCCGCGTTTGTGTTTTCCTGCCATCTTTGATGGCGCGCACCATCTCGCCACTAAACAAAATTGGCTTAATGCTCATTGCAATTCCCCATTCGCCCGATCGATCTCGTCTTTCATGGTGGCAATGTGCCGCCGCAATGATTTGAGGCTGGCCCGATCAAAGCCCGCTTGACGCTGGCGACTATCGATCGCGGTTTGCGCGCGCTTGATGATTTCGTTCAACCGGCGACATTCCGAAACGTTCTCATCAAGTGACCGTTGTAAATCGATCTCTTTTTTGTTGGCGTCTTCCAACTCGGCCGAAAGCGAATTGTGGTAGTTCAGATCGGCGTGGTGCTGTGCCTGGGCAACTTTACGCGCCAGTTCATCCATGTTGACTTGATCATTCATGATTGCGGTTCCTTCTTTTTGGCTTCACGTTTTGCCCTGGCTTCTGCGCGCTCTTTTCGCTTCTGTGCAGCTTTGGCGCGTTTTTCTTCACCCTCGGCCCACCAGCGCTCGGCTTTGCCGATTGCCTCTTGTTCGGTTGGCGCACTGAACGCGATGGGCAACAGATTTTTGCCTGACAGCCATTTGGCGCACCACTGGATAGATGCGGGCGCATTTTCGCTTTTGTAGGTGATGATGTTCATGCCTTGCCCTCCGCTTTGGCGATGGCTTTTTCGATTATGTTTGGCGTTTCAAGCGCAGGATCAGGAGCGTCAGGCATGGCGATGTAGCCGTATTCAATGCCGTTCTCTATGAATTCCTCAGCCCGCTTCAAGGCCTCCAGCATCTCTTGCTCAAGAGGGCGGTGGTTCCACTTTTCAAGCGCCATCTGCTGTGCGTGCTTTAGGGAAACGGGTGACCCAGGTGCGACTAATCCGCATTTGCTGCATTTCACCCCATGATCCAGCAATTCGGCTTTACCGCGGCACCAAGGCAACGGACACGGCTTTAGCTTCTCACTCACAGTGCCACCTCCATTCCCAATTCCCGCGCCAACTGCGCTGTGCGCAAGAACTTCGCCTTGGCGTATAGTTCTATGGCGGGCGCGGTGCGCGGGCCCATATTCTTCAGCCGCGTGAATATCTGTTTGATTTCGGGGTCATCCTGCACCGGTTCTGGCAGATAACGATTTGCCTTGTGGACAGTGGGGCATGTCTCGCCACGTGATTGATTGCAATCAAAGCAAGCCGCCACAATGTTCTTGCGCGCGTTGGTGCCCTGGTCAGCTTTCCGCTGCAAATGCTCGGCGGTGCAAAGCCGGAATTTCAATTCTGTACGGGTCAGGCCCAAGCGGCGCATTGCATCAAGTCTGTGCTCGGCCGACCGTTCCCACATGCGGCGATTGCAATAATAGCAGCGACCGCCCTGCCGGATAAATGATAACTGGCGATACCGTACAATCCGTTCGCGTTGTTTAGCGCCCATGGCTGACCACCTCCCAAGATTTGATTTCTGAATACAGATAGGCAAAGCAACCCACGAAAACGACGCGACAAAGCGGGTCATTCAGGCGTGCACTGATCGGGCCTTCGCGGAAAACGTGATTGCCATTGCGCATCACGCGGATGCTCACCCATGCGTTTCGACGGGTGAGGCGTCGGGCTTCGTCCGGGGAAAGCGATCGATCCTGAAAAAGACAGGGATCGGTGACCGGAATTGCATCGAGTGCTTGTTTAAGCTGTTTCATCTTTCCACCACCGTTCCATCGAGTTTTCTCTTGAATTTGGAGTTGCGCGAACCCGGCATACGGCTAGGCTTGCGAATGCCGAGATGCTTTTTGCGGATTCGATCTGACTTGGCCTTTGCCTTGCGATCTTTCGCCGTTTTGGGCTTGTGATACTTGCGCAAGGCGGGCCGCATATTGCTTTCTCTATGCTCACCGCCCATGCAAAGAGGGACCACATGCTCAATGTCCCAATCCATGCCTGGCAAAATCTTGATGCCGGACAGGTAGCAAATGCCGTTGTGACGCTCGAATACGCGAAGGCGCACTCGATCAGGAACTTTGGCGTCCGGGCTAGATCCGATCCATTCTTCTGTGGCTCGGCCTATGGGGTTCTTGATCTTGGTCATCAATGCACCCCATTCAATCGCATGTTGCGGTCGCGCTGCGCCTTAAGCTCACGCTTGGACCTCTCCCACTCCAACAGTGCAACCTCGCGCGGATAAGCAGCCTTGAACCGGCCCAACTCGTCGGCGTAATCAATGTCGTTGGTATCCACCGCGCACAGACTTTCACCAAGCCGCCCACCATCACACCCGTATCCTGGGTAGTGAGCCGCCAAATAAAGAGGGCAAAACTGCACCTCATTGGTTTGTTTAAAAGGGCACTGTCCCATGGTCATGATCCGAACCTCGCATCATCTTCATATGCCTCAATCGGCGGCGAAGGCTGCCAGCCCACAGACTTGTCGGGCGGTATGGTCAACTCAACGCCCTGTTCGGAAAACTCACGGTGTACGTGGTCTAAATAGGTCGCAAGCTGCTTGGTGTTCATCTTTGACGTGATCGGCCAATCGAACGGCGCTTTCATCAGCGCCAGCTTGAACGGGTATGGCGCGGGCATCACTTTGGCGTCATAGGCCTCGCGGAAATCTTCATCCACTTCGCGCAAGATCGGGACGCCATGCCAAAGTTTGCAGTGAGCCCGCACGTCTTCTGTGCTGTCGAATGATCCCGGCAATTGCTCCGCAATTTCCCCGTACCATTTGAACGCCAGTTTATTTTGAGCAATCGAGCGGCGCCCGCCCTGTTTGATGGTGACGGTAAATGGCGGCGTTTGCTTACCAATGAAGGCAAGCAAACGGTCCATATCAAAGTCGGTTTCAATAATTCGCTGCGTCATCTAAGCCCCCATCGTCTTGATCCAGCCGCGCAAGCCAGTCATCCTTTAGGTTGAGCGCCCGATCCAAGGCGGTTTCGTCATCGGTGAGCGTCGACTCCACATCGAACTCGGACCAGATTTCTTCGATCACTTCGGCGGAATCGGCTGTGGCAAGTCGTTCGTCCAGTTCTGTGATGAACGCCTCAACGTCGAAGACCTCTCCATCAGGCTCAATGGCTTCGTCTGCCTGTTGATCCTCCATTGTTGGAGTGGGTTCTGGCGGTGTTGGGGGCGTCAGCGGGGTAGGTGCCGCGCCGCGCATATCGCTATGCTCTGCGGCGTCCTCGATCTGGATGGCCTCAGATAGTTCTGGCGATTGCGGAAGGCGCTTGTTCAGCTTGCGGATAACCGTCTTTTTTGACATTTCCACTTCATCCGTCGCCCATGGTGTCGATTTGATCCTGCCAGCGGCATATGCCTTCCAGCCATCCGACCGGTCGCGGATTTCTTGCGCTTGCTTGACTGTCAAGGTTTCAAAATCAGTCTCGCCGTTTTTGTATTTGACCACGGCGTAAAAGCCGACGATTTCCCCGCGCTCTCCGAACACATCAGGCCGATGCTTGAGGTTTTTGTGATCGCCAAGGTCGCACTCAAACAGATCATTTTCATGCACCTCATGCGCATAGATCATGTTGATTTCGCCAGATTGACGGGCCAGCTTAATGAGCCCGCGATATCCAACACGAAGCTGAGGCTCTGTGCGTCGCGCCTTGCCATTCCATCCCGCAATTAAATAAGCCTCGGCAAGATGTGGGTCGAGATAGAGGCCAAGGGCAGCCGCCTTGGAGACTTCGCGGAACACTAGGCGCGGATCAAGCTGCATAAGGTCAGGGTTCGTCATCAAGGCGTTGACCAGGTTGCGCTCGAAGCGTTCAGGCTTTACGTGGGTAGGCAAAGAGTTGAAAAGCTCTTGCTTGCGGTCCTGAGGCAAAACCAAGGCGCGAAAAGCGTCCAGCTTGGTTGGTTTTTCGATTGTTGCGACAGCGTTGCTCATCAGCTCACCTTTGCCTGTTCATCGATCGACACGCCGGGCACTTCAAAGCCCTTTTTCACGGCGCGCTGTGCCAGATCGATCATTGTTTGTTTCAATTCAGGGTGATCTTTCAGGAACGCATAGAGCGCCCCCTGATCCGAAATGCCGGTCACCACCTTGACGACCGATACAGACGCGGCACGGCCATAGTTGCCTTTGATTGGCGCCGGTGCCGTTTGTTCGGGGGTGGTGTCTGTTTCTGGCGGCGGCGTGGCGTCGGCAGCCTTTGGGCGCCCCATTTCTTCATCACGTTTTGCCGCTTCTTCAGTTTCGCGCCGCTGCTGTTCAAGCCGAGCCTGTTCTTCGCGTTGCTTCTTCAGCTTTTCGGTTTCATAGGCCGACATAGCCTTTTTGATTTTTTCCGCGTTCGCCTTTGCATCTTTGACAAGCGGTTGCCATTTGGCATCGACAGCCTTGCCTGCATCCAAGTGCGGTTTCTTTTCGGCAGTGCGTTTTTTGTCGGCCTCGTTGGAAAGCTCATTGAGGCGCGCGCGCAATGCCTGGGCCTTGACCTGGGCTTCATCGCTTTCGATTTTCTCAAACTCGGCAATGCCAGCTTTGGCGCTTTCGATCTGATCTTTGAGCGCTTCAAGCTCGTTTTCAGGGTCAGAATTGCGCAGATCGTTTGTTGCGGTCGGATCGAAAATAGGCGCATCGCTCCAAGGCTCACCGTTTGAAACCCGGTCATACTCGGCCTTGGTGATTGGCTTGTCACATACCCATGTCCAGAGATACATGGCGTCTGCTGGTTTGCCATCGACGAGGGCCACCCAATCGTCGCCATCTCGCCAGATAGCAACAGGAACGAAGGGGCCGTTCTTTTTGAGACGGCGGCGATAAAATCCCGATTGTGGGTCGCCTTCGTGCACTGGTGGTTTATCGCCCGCCAACGCCTTTTGCCAATAGGTCCAGTCTTGTTGGTCGGTATTCTCTTGATGAGCCATGTCGTTCATGGGTTTCTCCTGTGGGTTTAAGTGTTCGCTATACGCCGGGGGTTTGCGCCCACCAGTAGGCGTCAGCGCAAACAATCATGAGGGTGAGGGCGACGGTGCTAGCGCAAAGGACCACAAGGTCAGCTATGTGCTTCCAGTTGGGGTTTCGGGTCATGGCTCACCTATGATCTGTAGCGAAGCTGCTTGGCTTCAATTTCGGGGAAAAGCGCGCGGGCCTCGGCTTCGGATATTTTGTTGCCGCCAGCGCGGACGCCTTCGGCCACCTCGGCCTGATAGATGTCGCTGTACAAGCTGATATCCCGACAAATCCCACGATAAGCTGCGCAATCACCAACCTCGTCGTTGACCGAAAGCACGGTCATCACCCACAAAGGCTGGCCATTGGTGAAAATTGGCTCCCAGCCGATGGCGGGCCATATTTCCTTTTGAACTGATAGGGTCATGATTGCTTCTCCAATTCCCGCGCCCGTTGGCGCTTTTCGATAAAACGAGCAAGGGACTGCGCATCGCCGCGGTATTTCTCGGCGCACCAAATCCATTTGCCAGTTGAAGGCCAGTAATCCAGGCGGTGAACGTTCAGGACTGTTGACCAGTGGTGTTCTGTGTGTTTTTTCCACTCGCATGGCCAATCCATGGCCTCCGCATCGCTCAAGCGATCGCCCTTGCGCCGCTTCTTTGCCGCATCCCAATCGCGGAAATAGTCGCCCATATCACCCATCGCTCTTGCTCCGGGCTTGGAGCATGGCATCGGCCATGACATAGGCGTATTTGGCGACCAGTGGTTCCGACCCATCCAACCCATTAAGGCATGGAGCCGCTGCTGTGGTGATCATCCCCGCCAGCGCTTGCCCTGCGAAATAGTCGCGTAGGGTTTTTTCTTCTGCCAGCGGCTTTCTTGCCAGCGGGTCGCCGTGACGATACCAAAGGTCGTAATGGCCCTGCGCATCCTTGTGTGTGTATTCATATCGCCAAGCCTCACCATCATCGATCACGATACCCTCGTGGGCTTTCAGTCGGTCGTCGATCGACCAGTCGGCGTGATATGCCTTCATGCGTTCGGTCATCTATTCATCCCCCTGTGTGGAAAGGGCGGCGCGGGCGCAATGGATCGCTGACCACGTTTCAGCCGTTGCATCCATGCTGTGATCATTGGCAAAAGCCTCAAGGTGATCAGTCATGCGTTTAAGCTCGGCATAGAGACAGTCGTGCTGCTGAATGACTTCATCGACTGCTTGACGTGACACCATAACCATCACGCCTTCCTCGTCCGCTTGTTGGTAGCTTTTCAGCGCTTTCATTGCAGGGCTAACCATTCCAGCCTCCTTAAATAGCGTGTGCGGTGGGGGTTAGTGCTGGGATAGCCACGATGCATGTGTGAACCGCTGTTCCAGATGCCTTGAATGAGTGGTCAGGTAGGCGCTCAATCGTACCGCCTTGACGCTCAACAAAAGCGCGAAACTCGCGTGTTAGTCCGTTATCGCGGAACATCACACTTGCCGACATGATGGCGACCAGAAGCCCGCCTGATTTCAGAAAACGATGAGCGTGATTGACGTGGTGAACATCAGCCTGGCGGGCGAAAGGCGGGTTCATCACAACGCGATCAAATCTCGCGTGATCCGACCATTCCAAAAAGTTGGCGTGAATAGCCTCCAGCTTCGGGTCAGCATTCAGAACGGAAAACCGCTTTGTATCGATTTCAACGGCGACAACCTTGCCCCCAGCGCGTTCGGCGGCGATAGCGATATTGCCGATGCCAGCGCTTGGCTCCAAAACGGACATGCCAGGTTCAATCCTGGCCAACTGAATAACTAAGCCGACGACCTCTTCGGGGCTATCGAACTGCCCGAAGTCCTGTTTGGTTCGCGCATATTCGCCGGTCAAAAGTATTGGCTCGATCGCGTCCAACGCCTCACCATCGAAAATGTGGGCTTTAGCCTTGCGGTTCCACTTGCCGCCAGCAGCTTCTAGAACCTTGTTCGTCTCAACATAGAGCTTGCGGTCAAGCTGGCCTGTGAGTTGCAATGCGCTGCCATCGATGATTGCGCGATCCAGAACTTCCATGACTGGCTGTGGCACTTGAACGGTCATTGGTCTCTCCTAAGATATCGTGTTGTTAAAGTGCGGCTTGGCGGTAATCTGATTGCAGCCAGCGCTGTTCACGCGCCGACAAGCGATCTTCGCGGCAGCCGTTGTCGATCAGTTCTTCGAGATATGTTTCGGCATGGAGATTGATCAGCGCGCAGGGGCTTTCGGTCTTAGCGCCCTCAAAGCAATAAGCATCTGCGTTGCGTTCATAGTGCTGATCTGCCAACGCTTGGGCGACCTGAGCAGTTACATTGACCGCGCTTTCCTCGCCTGGTTCATAGGCAAGAACGGTCCAGTCAATGCCGTATTCGGTGGCTTGATCAAACAATGCGGCAAGGTCAGTGAAGATGTAATTTTCCTGTACTTCACTGCCTTCGGCCAGCACCGCCATAAACCATTGGCACTGATCCAATGGTGTTTGATCTTCGACCATAAAAATCGAGGTCGTTTTTGACCCCGTATTGTTCGCGTCGCGATGTTGGTTTTGATGCGTTCTTAACATGCTTCAATCTCCGTTTCTGGAGTTGAAGGTATTATTTGTACCCTAGCTTGTCAACCTTAAAGGTATAAAAAGTATCTTTTGCAAATAAATATTAGGTATTTAAAGAATCCGCTTGAAACCGATTACACGCGGTGCAAAGCTGCGGGCATATTTTAAGCGATTGAATTATTTAAGCTCTTGGGAGAAAGGGATGAGGTGGTTTTTAAAGGGACTTTTAGCTTTGACACTATTGGCGGCGACCGCACCGGCTCGCGCTCAGGAGGTGTCGTTTCGCGCCCGTTTGATTGACCAGCATCTAACTTCAATTATGCGCGGAGCGGAAATTGCGACCACGGCAATCGGTGAAACGTTCATAACGTCTCGCTCAAACGATGAAGAATTTCATGCATATCTAAACCGCATCAAAGCTCAGTTGCCAGAGGCCCGGGCAGTATTGGTCCTGGGGGCAGACGGAATGCTCCTGCATGACAGCTTTTCATTCCCAGCCCTCGAGCTAGATTTATCGCAACGGGTGTATTTCAAAGAGGCGGTGGCGCGGAGAGGGGCAAGGCTCTATGTCGGCACCGCCAAAATCGGTAAGTCGTCTGGCGTTCCGTTTATCCCGGTAGCCAAGGCAATCTATGACGGACCAGATCTGGTTGGTGTGGTCACGTTGATCATTACGCCGGCAAGGTTGCTGCAACAATCGCGCTGGGATGATTGCCTGTATTGCTATGTGGAGATTTTACGCGCCGATGGCCAAACCCTCACATCATACCCATCGAATGCTGAACGCCCGGAAGATTTTTTAATGTCGCTAGATCTTCAGAACGCAAGCGTTATGGGCTTTAAACGAATGATGTTCCATGAATTGCCGACCAAAACCTCTTGGATCAAGAACAAAGATTATCCGCTTATAACGGTATACTCAGAAATCGAACCGCACTGACGCTGTGTCTACCTGCGGGGTATCGGTTAGCTTCGCCCCAGCAACGAACGAACCCAAAAGGACTATTATCAATAGCCCCGCAATTGCCGCTTGTATTGCCAGCTTGCGCGGTTTCGTTTTTTTAGTGGATTGGTTTAGATTTGCGACAGTGGTCGCCAGCTTTGCCTGATACTGTAATTGCTTCATTATATATACTCAAAAAAAATACTATGGAGCATTTTAGGTTGATGGAAGTCGAAAAAGCAAGGGCAGTGGATTGCCCGGCCATCGCGAGAATCCACGTCGATTGCTGGAGAGAAGTCTATCCATACATTTCAAAACAGGTTCAAAACCAGCGTGGTTACCACTTCAGGCTTGACCAGTGGAAGGATGTTGTAAGTCGCGAAGCGCGGCATGAAGCCCTATTTGTTTTGCGTGAAAGCGGCCAAATAGTTGGGTTTGGTTTTGCAAAGGAAAATAAAGATGTTGCGCTTCCAGCTTTGGGCGAGCTGCATGCTGGCTATATCATGCCACAGCACCGGGGCGGCATATCTGGCCCGCTTCTGATGCAAAAAATGGTGATCGCACTTATCCAGCAGGATCTGGCGCCAATATCGCTTTGGGCGTTCAAACAAAACCGCGTCAGGGCTTGGTATAAGTCCTTAGGCTGGGTTTCAATGGTGGCCCGCGATAGGGTTGTGGCTGGGGAGGCAATCCCCGAGGTGGGCTATATCCATCCCAATTTGGATGAACTATTGAGCCGCCTGGATACTATTATTGAACGCGCCCGCGCTATGCCTAAGGCGCAATACGCCGCATCTGGAACTTGACCACATTTTGCTGATCGTTGTCGGCCGCGCCAGGTTCTTCGATCCTGTAGTCGAGTAGATCGACAAATGCGGACGCAAAATCGTCAGGGTCGTAAGGTATGCGCCCATTGGATGCATTCACAATATCCCGGGCGACAGCGCGAACATGGTCTCGGATTTCGTCCAGGTCAACCGACACGCTTTCCCCCGACAGCATCTCGCCCGTTCCGAATAGCAGCCAATCCAAACTCACTCCGAACGCTTTTGCATATTCCTGCGCTCTGGTTGGGTTGAACCCATTGCGCCCGCTTTCGTGTGCTTTGTAGCTGTTAATATTCCAGCCAAATTTATCGCTCACGGGTTGCGGGCCACGAAAGCCTGCATTTTTACGGGCTGCGACCAAGCGTTCTGCGCGTTGCTCACGCTCAATTTTTTCGTCGTATGAGTTCATGTTACATCTCATACCCTAAGCGTCGGGTATAAATCACACCAAAGTTGTTGACAGTTGAGGGTATTGTTTGTACCTTCTGCCCATGACACACGCATCTCTCATAGATAATTGGCCATCTCTAAGCGAATTCGCCGCGGACATTGGCATCAAGTATGGCACCGCCAAAGCAATGCGGCGGCGCGGGGCAATTCCAGCAAACCGGTGGGCGGCAGTCGTGAGTGCGGCTGAAGAACGCGGGTATGAGCAGGTCACTTTCGAGAAGCTGGCGGAAATCGCGGCTGATCGACAGGAAGATGCGTAGGAGAGGGCAATGAGTTTTTTTGTTAAACTTGCCGGGTTCATTTCCATTGGCATTTCATTCTTGTGCTTGGCCATCGCTATTCGCGAGTTTTTCAACGCATATGAGCCAGACAAACGCATTATGGCGGCATTGCTAGCCGCCTGTTTGGTATTCGGCTTTGCTGGCCTAGATGCTTTTGGGGTTTGGCAATGATCAATCATTTCGACACTGTTTGCTATTGCTGCTTGGCCTTCATGCTTGGCCTTTCCGGCGCGGCTTTCGCTATCAGCGCGGGGGTGGTGTGATGGTTTGGGCGCTTCTTGTTGTCATGGTCCCAATGCATTGTTTTGCATTAATTGGCTGGCACGGCGTTGATACGGGCTCTTCCAAGTTTGAGCGTGACGGCTGGAACGGGCTTTTCGCCTGTTGGATTGTTGTTTTTTTAATCTTGACAGCGGGGGATTTTCTATCATGACCCGCCAGCAAACCACACCACACAGAGAAGGGGCACACTCTCTTTCGGGGCGTGTGGCGTGGCTTGTTGGTGGAAACCTTCAAGATGAGCGGTTTTCAGTACCGCTTTCTGTTGGTGTGCGGCGGCTGAACGCGTGCGGATGCTCGAAGCCGCCGCGCACTTTTCCACTCATTCAAATCAATCACTTTGGCCGATCCCCCAGCCCAGCGGTCAAAGTGGGGGCGGTCGGCTCTGTTGTTTCCTCCCTTGGCCGCCGCCCTTTCTCTTTTGAACTGCTGAAGCAAGGTCTCCAACTCCTCGGTCAGTTCGTTCGTGTTCTCAAAATCCATGGTGCGTTCTCCAATGCGCTCCGTTTCCTGCAATCAGTAAAAACGATGCAGGGAGCAAAATCTTGGAAAAGAAATACAAAATTAGAAGGGGGCGAAAAGTGATACCTGTAACCGCCTCGGACTGCCGGGAGAAGATCAAAATCTATACAAAGCGGCGTTGGCCGCTGGACAATGACAAGTCAGCAGCACCAAAGCTGCAAATTGCCATCAACAACATTTTGCGGGACATGACCGGGGATGACGAAGATCGTCAGTCCATATCGGTTCGCCGCGCCAAATCATACTTAAACGGGGAATCCTCAGCCAAGCTTCGAGGCTGGGAGGTCGCCGCCATTCGGGAACTTTTGGAAGGGGCCACCGATGACGAGAAACAGCTTTTTGACGAGATCGAGGAGCTTCGCGCGGTTATTGCGCGGCAGGGCAAGATTATCGACCGCCTCACTCATTGGATGGACAGCCAAGGTTCTTAGAAGCTGGTCAGTTTCTTTGGGTGCTTTTGCTGTCGTTCTTGGTTTGCGGTCGGCTCAAATCCACAGAAAAGCGCGAAAGGATTTGGACGATGCCTGAACTCGAACAGGAAACAGGACTGCCAAAGCTGAAACCGCTGACCCGCAAACAGGTCGCGGAGATGATCAGCAAGGTTTCTGGCGTCGCGGATCATTTCGGCAACATGCCGCATAAGGATGCGCTGGCCGCCACCGCCCAATTGGAAGATTTGGAATCCATGCTGGCAGAAATTCTGCCGGGCCATGAGCGCATAGATAATTGCGAAGGCTGCGGCGCGGCTTTGGGGGCCGATGATCCTTATGGCTGGGACACTGAAGGTGTTCGGACCTGTCCCGCATGCGGCGAAGCTCAAAGCAAACCCAACCTTAGCCTTGTCACAAACCAGGAGAAAAACAATGTCAGCTAACCCAATGTCCAACACTTATGATGATGACGACTTGAAAGCGGTTGTCGACGAGATCGAGGCCTTTGAAGCCAAGAAAGAAGAAATTATGGCAGCGGCGCGAGGCGAATGTGCCGGCATTGCCAAAAAGATCAAAGACACCAAGAAACGGGCAAAGACCGAACTTCGGATTCCGGGTAAGCCGCTAAGTGCTTTGTTGAAAACCCGCAAGCTTGAACGGCAAATCAAAGAAGTAGCCGATGGCGTTGATGAAGATGAGATCGAAATCTTCGAAGACATGACAGGTCAATTCTCTTTCTTGAAGCCCGCCAATGACGATCAAACACCGGCTCAGGCTGCCGCCTCGCAACGCCGTGAAGAGGTGGACGAGCAGGAAGAGCGAGAACACGAAGAGGGCGAGAAAGAGCTTAATAAGCTGGAGTCTTTGCACTGATGAACCTCTTGGCTCTCGATATTGCGACAACAACAGGTTGGGCCTTCGGGCCCATTTCTGAGGGGTCTTGTCCTTCAGCGTCCGGCCATGAACGTTTGGCTAAGGCCGGCGCGTCAAATGAACAGTGCTGGCGTTCCACATTTATGTGGATCAATGCGATGTTGCGAGAACATGACCCCGACATGGTGGTGATAGAGGCAAAGATCAAAACCCCCAATATGAAAGGCAAATCAAGTCCGAAAGTGGATGAACGCCTAGGGGGCATGCAGTCTGTTATCCGAGCCGTAGTGTTTATGCGCCAGCGAGTGACCGCTGACCAGATACCCCCGGCAACGGTGCGCAAGCAGTTCTTGGGCTTAGGCAATCTACCGAAAGACACCGCCAAAAAACTTGTTCATTCGCGCTGTCGTGAGCTTGGCTGGATTGATGCTGGCAACTTGTCACTTGATGAGACTGACGCGATGGCACTTTGGGCGACCTATGGTTGCATCAATTCAATCGAGTTTCGCAAAGGGTTTGAGGTGCGGATGCCTTCCAATTCAGCTCACATCATTGACGTGGCCGCGAAGAAAGAAGCCGAACGCGAAGCGCGAAGAAAAGCGAACTCCCAACCCAACACCAAAGCGCCGGCGTTTTTCGTCGGCGATACTGAAGATATTCCATTTTAGGAGGGGCAAATGAACGATATTTTTGATCAGGCTGAAGCCAGGATTTCGGAGCTATCCCAACAGATCGACGATCTTAAAGCGGCGGTTGCTGCTGGCCGCGCCTCACAGAAATCACAAAAGCTGGCCGCTGAGCTCGTCGAAGGGCTTCTAAATGGGTCTACAGGCCATCTACTGGCCGCTGATGTGCCTATGCTCGGGGATGACAAGACAAAGGCGCTGACGCCTATCGAATACCCCGGCAACTGCAACGTGCGCACCGCCAAGAACAAACCGGCCAAAGAGCAACCTTCCAGAAGCAATGTGCGCAATGCGATGGACAGGGTTGCTGAAGTGTTCAACGCCGAGCCGGATCTAAAGCCGGAGGAAATCAGTAAAAAGGCTGGTGTGCCGCTGTCCACCACGAAGGTCTATGTGAACAAGCTGAAGAAAAAGCTCAAAGGCACAGCGAAAAAGCCCGAACCACATTCTGATATTTGTCGGGCTCCAGAGAAAGCCGAAATCCGGCCCAATCTGAATAATGGTGATTTCGGCCGCACCAAATACCCGATTACCCCAAAAGCCACAGGAACGAAGTTCCGGCTATTGGATCGGGAAACCAAAATGTTTCTGCATGAAGATTTGAAATCCATGACGGATGACAAGCTGAACTTCACCAACAACAAGGCTTTCGCCTGGACCGGCACAGAACAGCAAATGAATGCGGTGCGCAAACAGTTTCCGGCCACGATCGACTGTATCGAGCGTGTGGTGCCGCAATGACGGTCACAGCTTCCAAATATGCGTTGCGTGAGAACGACCATTATGAAACCGAAGCCTGGGCTGTCGACGCATTGGTTCGGGCCTGTCCATCAATCAGCAACAGCAGGGTATATGAGCCAGCGGCAGGCAACCATGCCATTGTCGACGCTCTCGGAAAATACAATGTGGAATCGATCACAAGCGACATCAAAACCTATGATCAGCAGCACGACTTTGAAGCAGACTATTTGACAAATGATCAGTGCCTTGATGTGGCTTGTGAATGTGACTGGATTGTTACCAACCCGCCATATGGACGGCAAAACCGACTGGCCGTAAAGTTCGTCGAACGTGCTTTGAGAGTTCGTCGAGTGAATGTTGCGATGCTCCTCACGGCCAAGTTTGATTTCGGCAAAACTCGACGCCACCTTTTTGCGGACAATAAACGGTTCGCGGGGAAGGTTGCCTTGCTTGATCGCATTTCGTGGGCAGGTAATGGCAAAACAGGCACCGAGGATCATGCCTGGTATATTTGGTCAGCAATCGGCGATCCTTATAATGGCCCGACAATGCGTTGGGAAGCGAGGGGTGCTGCATGACCCCCCCCGTCTATGAACTGACCATCCCCGAGATCAATGAACCGCAGATCAGCAAGGTTGTGAATGCCGATTTCGACTTCATGACCCTTTCAAGTGAATTTCGGGCTGAAGCGGTGCATTTGCAGCACAGTTTCCAAATGGCGCGCAATACCTTTGGAGCCGACGCTGTGTCACCCAAAATGCTGCGCTGGGCGTTTTTGCTTATGCGCGCCGCATCCGCCTTTGAAATCATGCATCGCGACCCCGAAGCGTTCAAAGCGCTTTTTAAGGAGGTGGTATGACCGCAGCATTGGCACATAGCGCAGATCATAACGAGTCCACGCTCGAGTTTAATATCATCGGCTCATTTATCATGTCGCCGGAATCCTTGATGACGTATGCAGACCAGATCGATGCTGAATGGTTCGAAGATGAGGCATGCGCGACGCTTTGGACGATTATGGCCAACCAGGCGCGCGAAGGGCTCGTTTTTTCGTGGTCTTCGCTGTTGGCTGAGTTCGAAGATCATATGGAAGACCGCAAGCTTGCGTCAAAAATGCTTGCGCATATTGCTGCGATGGCCATTCCGGTCGGTTTAATCAATGGTTCGATTGACTATCTCAAAAAACGGTGGATGCGGCGCAGTCTTCGCGAAATAGCGTCTGAAATACAAGTGAACGCCAACAATCCGCAATACCGACCAAAGGACGCAGTGACAGACGCGATCGCCGCCCTCGATCGGGTGCAATCCAGTTCAACCAGTGCCCGCGCCCTGACGTTGGGCGCTGCCAATACAAAATTGGCGAAGAAAATGGAAGATCCCGAAGCGGCTGCCGGGGCAAGCACCGGGCTGAAAGCACTGGACGAAAAGGTAAATGCTTTTGCCAGAGGCGAATTGTTTGTTTTGGCGGGCCGCCCTGGGATGGGCAAAAGTGCGTTTGCGCTTTCCACTTTGCGCAATACCGCCAAGCTTGGTCACGGCGTCCTGTTTTTCAGCTTTGAGATGCCGGAAACAGAGGTTTCGGCCCGCATGGTTTCTGACGAGCTATACGGCCAGGACCGCGATGCATTCGCGCCTTCTTTCTCATTGATAAACAAAGGGCGTTTGTCGCCGGACAATAAAGCCAGGGTCATATCCAAATTTGAAGAAACTGAAGAGCTGCCATTTATCATCGAGCCTTCACCTCGCTTGACAATGGCTGAAGTTACGGCGCGTTCCAGAGAAAAGAAAGCGGCCCTACAGAGTAGGGGGATCGAGCTTGAAGTCATTTGCATCGATCATTTGGACCATGTTGAGCCTACAGGGCGTTATCGCGGCAATAAGGTGGAGGAAGTCGCGGAAGTGTCAAACGCGGCCAGAGCCCTAGCTAAAGAGCTAAATTGCTGCGTTCTGTTGCTGTCGCAGTTAAACCGGTCGGTTGAAAGCCGTGATGACAAGCGACCTCGCATGAGCGACCTACGAAATTCGGGTGCTTTGGAGCAAGACGCGCATGTCGTGATGTTCGTTTATCGCGACTATCAGTATCTCAAAGATGACCCCACCGCCGAAGAAGACGCGCTGGCGGCCAAGAATGATCTCGATTTGCTTATCAAGAAAAACCGCAATGGCGAAACGGGGGATATCAAATTCCATGTTTCCATTGCCCACAACGCCGTGAGGGACCGATATGGCTCTGCATAGTTTTGACCCTGAAGTCGCTAAAATTGTCGGTGTGAATGCCGCCACGATTTATCAAAATATTGCCTTTTGGATTGAGAAAAACCAAGCCAATGAGAAGCATCTCTATGATGGGCAATATTGGACCTACAACAGCGTCAAGGCGTTTGGCGAACAGTTCCCCTACCTAAGTGCAGATCAAATCCGCAACGCATTGAAAAAGCTTGTGGAACAAGGGTTCATTGTGAAGGGCGACTACAACAAAGCAAATTTCGATAAAACTCGCTGGTATGGGCTTGGCAAAAAAGCCAATTCGATTTGTGAAAAATCCCAAATGGAGATGGTAAAAAAGGCCAATGGAGTTGGCAAAAATCCCGAACCTATACCAGATAGTAAACCAAATATTAAACCAGATAGAAATCAAAAGAGATCGATCGATCAACGTTATCAGGACGAAACAGATCCGTTGTGGGTTTATTTTGTTCAGAACGTTTGGGCTCACTGCTGGCGAACAGGCGATAGTCGGAAAAACGCCTTCAAATCCTTTGCCAAGCTGACCAAGCCGCAAAAGCAAGCGCTGGTCGAAGCGTTGCCCGCAGCAAAGCGCCTATTCCTAACCAAAGACAATGATTTCCGCCCAATGATGGCGACCTGGATTAACCGAAACGGCTGGGAGGAAATTCAAAATAGGTCCGCTGCCCATCAATCGCCGGATCAAAGCGCGAGCGTCGATTGGGAAGCGAGAATTGCACATTGGCGAAGCGACAATACCTGGTTGCCCTCATGGGGGCCTCGACCGGGTGAGCATGGTTGCCAAGCCCCTGCCGATCTGATCGAGACCAAACCGCAAGATACAACCCAAAATACGTTGTTTTAGAGGAGAATTGACCGATGGATATGCACGAACACACTTGGCAGACCGACGAACAGCGTTTGGAAAACCTACGTGGCCAACTGGCTGCCGCCAAACATGACAGCGACCATTTGCCATTCGGAAGCAATGCGCAATGGCGGCGCCGGATCGAAGACATTCAGGCCGAGATTGCCGAGATCGAGGCCCGGCAGCATGTGGAGGGCGTGTGATGAGGTGGATAAATGAAAGCGTTTTCGGAATGCACCGGTGGGTGTCCGGTGATTACCAAATCGAACAAAATGGGCCGTTGGATTTTACCGTGTTCTGTGTCGGTGAAGAGATCGGTTTTTCCGGGTCGCTAAGCGACGCAAAGACGCAAGCACAACGACATAAGGACCAATCATGACCACACCTAAAGACAAAGATATAGAGGTGGCAGAGACAATTTATTTGAATTTTTCAAATGATGGAATGTCCTTGCCTTATGCGACAGCAGAAGATGCGCGGGATAGCGCAGGGACAGATATTATCGCCGTTGCTGTCCCGTACCAACTTTCTTCAACCATCGCCCAAGCCCTAGCAGCCGCCCGTGAGCAAGGGCGGCGGGATATGCGGGATGAGATCGTTGGGAAGTTGCAAAGCAAGGCAGATGCAAGCCGCATGGCCCCGGTGCGCGGTCTTTTAAAGGACTGCGCTCAGGAGTTCCGCAATCTCCCCACCAATGCGCTAGAAAGCGAGGTTGATGATCTTGATACTCGCATGAAAGAAGCTGGAATGGTGCCACTATCAGAATTGCTGGCTGGAACGCAACTTGACAGGTGGCGCGTTCATACTGGCGTGACCGATGTGCAGTCATTCTTAGAAATAGCTGAAAAGAAGCATGAGAGCTTCACCAAGTTATTCATCCAATACGAGGTTGGCGACAAAGAGCCAGATGAGCTTTACGAGTGGGTTTTGGCGCACAAGGCAGTATGGGGCGATGTAGTTTTTAACCTTCGCGCCGCCATTGAGAAAGGCAAGCAATGAGCGATGAAACCCAGCTCGGCATGTTTGGCAGAGAACCGGAACGGTTGGGGCACCCGCTGTTTACCGAGCGGTGGGGCAATCGCAAGGCCTTCTGGATTGGTTTGTACACCGGTCAGGGGCTATCTGCCCCGGCCATCGAAAAAGCACTTGGTGAGCAAGATACGGCCAACGTGATCGCCCATATGGTGAATGTTTGGGGTTATCGGCTGGCGGGTGACCAGCACACTTATGAAAAGGTGAGGGTGCCCATGGCAGCGCGGCACCGGACGATGCTGGCAGAAGAAGCGATGAAGCGCGAAATGGAGTTACCGGAATTATGCCGGCGCGTGTTGGTTCAGGTGGCGGCCGATGATCTGTGGAAGGCGGTTATTGATGGTTGAGCAACCAAGACGCCCAGTTTTGCGTTGGCATGGTGGTAAGTGGATGCTTGCGCCGTGGATTATTGAACATTTCCCCGCACACCAAGTCTATGTCGAGCCTTTTGGTGGGGCCGCCAGCGTCTTGATGCGCAAAACCCGCTCATATGCCGAAATCTATAATGATCTCGATTGTGAGGTCGTAAATCTTTTTCGCGTTCTGCGTTCAGACAAAGCAAAACGTCTTGTGGAAGCTGTTCGTCAAACACCATTTGCGCGGGATGAGTTCAAAGAAGCATATCAGAGATCATCGGATCCAGTTGAACGGGCGCGGCGCTTGATCATTCGTTCGTTCATGGGGTTCGGTTCAAATGGCCACAACCGGGTGACAGGATTCCGCGCAAACAGCAATCGATCCGGCACCACCCCGACGCATGATTGGGTGAATTATCCTGATAGCTTGGCAACGGTGGTGAAGCGTTTGGAAGGGGTGACAGTTGAAAACCGCGATGCGGTCGACGTGATGGCGCAGCATGACGCGCCAACAACGTTGCATTATGTCGATCCACCCTACGTTATGGCCACGCGAGATGGTGGCGAAGATTACGCCCACGAAATGGACGATCAGGACCACGCGGAATTATTGGAATTCCTTAAAAGTCTTTCAGGCATGGTGGTGCTTTCTGGTTATCCGCACCCCCTTTATGAGGTTTCGCTGAATGGTTGGCGGCGCATTGAGCGCAAAGCGCTTGCTGATGGAGCAAAGCCACGCACAGAGGTTTTGTGGATCAATGCCGCTGCTGCTCAACGCCTTGATGAGAAAGAACGACAATTGACTATGTTTGGAGCGGCGCAATGACCAAAATAACCATCGACACCAACACAAAGCAATGGACCGCTACGAGCGTTCGCAAAGCTCTTGCTCAAGCCTTCAAGGTGCTTAACGCCACCACCGGGCCCGTTGGCCACAAGCGTTTGAAGTCCGCCATGCCAGAATATCAATACAGCGCGGCCGACATAGCTGAACAGCAGCATATGGAGCTTGCGGCCCGTCGCCGGGGCGAAACCACCATGGCAAAGCGCCGAGCGGCAATGATCAAGCCGAACAGTCACGAAATTAGCCGGTCGGATCTGATCCTTTTTGGCAGAAATGGTCGAAAGCCCTGGTTAAAGCTAGTGGCGGCATATCCCGATCACCAGCGAGAATTGATCGCCGCCGTGCTGGGCGCAGCGAAGGGCCACAGCGCAAGAATGGTTGCCAGGCGCATGGGAGTGGCGGAAAGCACTTTTCGCTTGCACATCAATTTTGCAGCGGCCACAATCGCAAAGCAGTTGAACCGGGCCGGTATCGAAAGATGGTAGAAATTGGCAATAAAGAACATTGGGTCGATGTCTCCGTTGTCGGCAGTCCCTACGAGGTTGAGACGGACGTAAACAGCAATCGGTTCCGGCATCGGCAGTCGAGACATATGGATTGGATCGACGGGCACCCGGATGAAAGTGAGACCTTCTACACTCAAACCATAACGGTTAGCCAAAGTAAGTTGCCTGTAGTCGTTCAACCTGGTGGTTGGTTGATGGAGCATAACGGCAATTGGATGAAAGGGGCCAAGATCGTTGATGTTCGGCAGCTTCTTGGTGGAAATTTAATCATTACCGTGACTGAAGTGATTGAGCGGCGAGTGCACGATATGGGAGTTGGCAAGCTTTGGTTCGTCTCTGGAAAGGATCAATGATATGCCAATCGTTAGCGCAAAAGATTTTAACTTGTCCGTCCAGCAAGATGATGGTTCATTGATATCGCTCAAGCCGGGCCAAAACCCGACTGTTGACCCCAGCAATTTGAAAATCAATGGAAGTGTTTACATTGATGGGATAAGAGAAGGGCGCATACTTTTCGTTCTTGAACGGGAGATGGCTATCTCTCTCGGGGTAGGTTTCAAACGGTGACATAAAGTCGGCTTTGAGATGTTGCGCAAATCACGCATAAATACGTGTATTCCCAGTAAGATGGAAGAATTGTTTCAGAAATTAGATTCGCTGCCTTCGGGCGGCGTTTTTTATGGCTGGCGCTGCAATTTGCTTAAGCAGCATGGGAAAAACCACAGTACGCAACGCACTGCCCCACATCTCGCAAGAGGTGAAACGAATTTGGGAATAAGCGGAGATAGCGAGCGGATACGGGTGCCTAGCAGGATAGAGGACTTCCTGCCGCCAGCAACCTTCGATCTGACGGGATTTATTCGCTCAAACCGAAAGGAAAACCGATGAGAAAGCCATATGTGCTTCGTTCGTTGATTTATTCGTTGTCGATTGCAATGATTTCAGGACTGAAGGCGGTCGCCGAGGCCGCCATCGATCGGTCGATTGAATTCACGGTCCATGCCTTGGACATTTTGATTGATTATGTGGTCACCCGACCGCTGGACGCTCTCCAAGCCCTCCGCTTCGGCGCTATGGCCCGCCAGTTGATGACCTTGTTTGAAGATCGATGGCGTGGCGCCAAGTCAATTACAGATAAAGCGCTGACGCACGACAAATTCGGCTCCGGCCAATATCAAAGCCAAAACAACCCCATTCTTCAGTGTTAGCCAGGTAGACCGAAATCGTTCCAAGATCATAGCCCCGCTTCGGCCAAACCGTTGCGGGGTCTCTTTATGGGGGTAGCATGCAGCCAGCAAATGACGATCACTGGCCGATGAAAAACTATGCAGATATTGCTCACGCGATTGTGGATCATCATTTCCCAAACGGTGGAGCACCCAGCGGGCTTAGGGTTTCAATAATGGATGCGCTGCACAAAATGGAAGACGTTGGCGTGAACTGGGCATTCCGCGCACACGACCACGATCCGGTGAAGTACAAAGGCCCGACAGCGCAGGAAATCATAGATTACTCGCTGGGGAAGTCTCCGAAAGAAGCAGGAAAAACAGAATGACATGCATTGTTGGGCTGGTCGAAAATGGTGATATCTATATCGGCGGCGATAGCGCTGGGGTTTCCGGTTCACTAATGACAGTGCGGAAAGACCCTAAGGTTTGTCGCGTGGGCGATTTTATCATCGGTTTCACTTCATCGTTTCGCATGGGGCAACTGCTGGCGCATTCGTTTGAGCCGCCCAAGCACTACGATGAGACAGATCTGTACGATTATATGGTCACGTCATTTGTCGATGCAGTTCGAGACTGTCTGAAGCGCGGCGGGTTCGCGCGCGTCGATAGCTCTGCGGAAGAAGGCGGGACTTTTCTGGTCGGTTATAAAGGGCGCTTGTTCGAGATCGAATCCGATTACCAAGTGGGAGAGGCGTTGAGCGGGTACGCCGCATGCGGTTGTGGCCGTGAGGTCGCCTTGGGTGCGCTATTCGCCACAAACGGCCAAAAGCCGAAGGATCGGATTAAGACAGCGCTTGAAGCTGCCGCGTCACTCAATGCCTATGTGCGGGCGCCATTCAATGTTCTTTCGGTGTGAAGGTCTCCAAAATTACGGGGTTTAGATAATTAGATCGTTGGTTAAGTGGCCGGTAAACTGGCCGGTTGATCAAGATAGGCGGAAAGTATGCCCAGACTCAAAAATGCAAGGCATGGCTTTTATGTCTATACGCTGACCGATGCCCGCAACGGCGAAGTATTCTATGTGGGTAAAGGATCTGGTGATCGCGACAAATCTCACATTCGTGATGCTCGCAGTTGGTGCGGTGTGAACCCATTTAAGACCCGGCGCATTCTCGAAATCGAAGCGGAGGGCGCAGGCGTGAAAATTGATCGTATCGTCACCGGCCTAACCGAAAGTCAAGCGTTTAGTCGCGAACGTGAAGAAATTGACAAGATTGGCATCGAAAATCTGACCAACATAAAACCGGGTCAGCGCAGCGACGATGAGCGCGCATTGCTTCAGATCGAACAAGGTCTAGCGCAGTTGGCGGGGCGGGTAGCTTCTGCCTTCAATGGAGTGCCAACAACCCAAGAACAATGGGCCGTGGCTTTCGGTGTTATCCGCGAGCTTCGCGAAATGAGGGTAAACATATTATCTGGAATGGCGAATACAGGAACAGAGCGGTTGGACAATGACCCTAACAGCGAAGCAACAACGGTTTGTTGATGAATTTCTTGTCGACCTCAATGCAACTCAAGCCGCTATTCGGGCAGGATATAGCCCAAAGACCGCTCGACAAGTTGCCAGTGAAAACCTGACAAAACCTAACATTGCTTCGGCAATCGCTGCGAGGCAAAAGAAATTGGCTGATAAGGCTGAATGGACAGCCGCTGAGAGGCTTTCTTCTCTCAAGGCTATCCATGATGCGCAAAAAGAAAATGACGCGCGTGTGGCCATTTCTGCCATCGCGGAGGCGAACAAGATGCAAGGGTCTCATGCCCCGGCTAAAAAAGAGATCGCCGGTCCGCACGGTGGTCCAATCCCAACCATGGATGTGACAAACCTGACCGATGACCAGCTTGCAGCACTCGAGGCCGCGTTCAGTGGCATTGCCGATGACACCGAAGGAGATGCTTCAGAAGGTTAGGGCCGAGCGTCAACGCCGAGATGCTGATAGCCGCATCGCTGAAGAAGCAGAAGCCGCTGGCGTGTCGTTGTCGGCGTATATTAAAGGCGCCTGGCATGTTTTAGAGCCGGGCCGGGCCTATTCCCATGGGTGGCATATTGATGCCGTATCTGACCACCTAAAGGCGGTGACCGACGACCAAATCAATCGGCTGATTATCAATGTGCCGCCTGGCACAATGAAGTCGCTGACGGTTGGTGTTTTCTGGCCGACCTGGGAATGGGGGCCGTTGAACAAGCCCTGGCTGCGCACGTTGGCCACGTCATATAAGGAATCGCTGGCCAAACGTGACAATATCAAGGCGCGCCGGTTGGTGCAGTCGGATTGGTACAGGGCGCGGTGGGGTAATCAGTTTGATCTGATGCCGGACCAAAATTCGACACTGAAGTTTGAGAATGACAAGTCCGGTTTTCGGGCTGCTATGTCCTTCGGATCTCTTACAGGTGAGCGTGGCGATCGCGTAATTATCGACGATCCGCTTTCGGTTGGCCAAGCGAAGTCCGACGCGGACAGGTTAAACGCGCAGGAAACGTTTCTTGAGGCGGTGCCCAACCGTTTGAGCGACCCCAAGAAATCGGCCATCGTCATTGTCATGCAGCGCTTGCATGAAGGTGATACAACCGGCGTGGCGCTGGCAAAAAAGCTTGGTTATGAGCATTTGATGCTTCCAATGGAGTATGAGCCGGAACGCCGCTGTTACACCGTTGTGAAGCCCTCACACATGAAGTCAAAGCCCATCAAGGCGCGCTACGATGCGCAAAAGCAAGTTTGGTATCCCGAAGATGCCGAAATCCCTGAGGGCCGCCGCGAGTATGTAGAAAAAGCGCAGATGAAGACGGTCTATTGTCAGGATCAGCGCACCAAAGACGGTGAATTGTTATTTGAAGACCGGTTTCCGCGCACCGTGGTTGAGCGCGACAAGGTTTCGCTGGGGTCTGTTGGTCATGCAGGACAAAACCAGCAACGCCCAGCGCCGCGTGGCGGGGGTATGTTCAAACGAGCATATTTCAACACCGTGAAAGCTGTTCCGGCAGGTACGGTTTTTTGTAGGGGTTGGGACTTGGCTGCAACAAAGGATAACCCGACTTCAGCCCGCACAGCCGGGGTGGTGATTGGCCGGATGCCTGATGGTCGATTTATCGTTGCCCACTGCACCGCGGAGCGAGAAACTCCGGGCGGCGTCCGAAAGCTGATCAAAAACACAGCCGATCAGGATGAAGCCAAATTCGCTGGTATTCGCATTTCATTGCCAAAAGACCCCGGTCAAGCGGGTAAGGATCAGGCGCAGCAACTCGTTACAATGTTGGCCGGTCACAATGTCCGGGCGACACCTGAAAGTGGCGACAAAATAACTCGCGCGGAGCCGTTTTCAGCTCAATGCGAAGCCGGAAACGTGGATATTCTCGAGGGCCCTTGGAACGAAATGTTTCTGGATGAAGTCGAAATGTTCCCCGGTGGCAAGCTGAAGGACATTGTCGATGCAAGCTCCCGGGCCTTTAACGAGATAGCGCCGGTTCAACAATTTGAATGGTACGTAGGATCGTAAGGACATATTTATGAAGCTTTTAGATCCCCGTACTTGGTTTAACCGCGAGGAAAAGTCTTCCTCTGCGGGCTTCGTCGTTTCTGGCGGACAGGTAGGTCAGCCCGTTTGGACCAAGCGGGACTTCGGCCAACTGTCCGAGGAAGCCTTTATCAGAAATGCGATCGGCTTCCGGTGTGTTTCAATGACTGCCCAGTGTGTCGCATCCATTCCTTGGATATTGAGCGACGGCAAGGGCAAGGATGTTGATGAGCACCCGATGCTTGATCTGTTGCACAAACCGGCGCCCGGCCATACCAAAGCTTGGCTGCTGGAGTCTTTGGCCACATATTGGCAGTTGGCTGGCAACTCATATCTCGAGGCTGTAGGGCCGTCGCGCCGAAAAGCGCCGCCCCGCGAGCTTTGGTCGTTGCGTCCCGATCGAATGAAAGTAATTGCGGGTCAAAATGGCTTGCCCCAGGCGTATCGATATGAAGCGGGCGGCAAGCATAAAGATTGGCAGGTCGACCCAGTAACCGGATTTTGTGAAGTCCTGCACGTTCGCCGCTTTCACCCAACCGATGATTGGTATGGCCTATCATTGGTGGAGCCTGCGGCCTATGCCGTCGACCGCCACAACGAGGCGGGCGCTCACAATATGGCCGTGCTGCAAAACGGGGCGACGCCTTCTGGCGCTATGGTTTTCAAACCGGTGAAAGGTGCCGATGGCATGTATCAATCGGCCCCTGAAGACGTGATCAAAGAGGCCGAAAAGCGGATGCTCGATCGGTATACAGGATCGCGAAACGCGGGGCGCCCGATGACCCTTGGCGGGAATGTGGATTGGGTAAGCTTCGGCATGACGATGGAGCAATTGCAGCTCACGGAATCCAAGCTCGACGCAGCGCGTGATATTTGTGCAGCGTTCGGGGTGCCGATTGAATTGCTGTTGCCTGGTCAATCGACATACAACAACAAGCGCGAGGCAAAGCTGGGCTATTATGAAGATACAGTTTTGCCCCTTTTCAATGACCTGACCGACCATCTCAATGGTTGGCTGTCTCCACAGTTTCAAGAAGATTTGTACCTGAAGCCTAATCTCGATGAGATTGAGGCGCTATCTCTTCGGCGCGAGCAACGCCAAGAGCAAACCACCAAGCTGTGGGACAGCGGGCTTATTTCGCGGGATGAAGGCCGCGAGGCCATGCAGTTCGAGCCGCAACCCGACATGCCGCAGCGCAAGGTGGACGGATCTGTTCTTTCGTCGCTGGTTAAGGCGGCACAGGATGAACCGGCAATGTATTTGCCACTGTTCACCTATTTGAAAAGCGTCGGCTTGATTGGTGATCAATCATTTGAAAACTGGTTGCTCGACGCTCCGGACATGGTCGGTGACGCAGAAGACGCTGTGGCCGCGCTTACTGACCAATCCGGCAACGAAGATGAGCAGGAATAAATCTGATGATGATCGGACGGGTAAGAGACGCGACGCGGGTGCTTGGTAAATCACAAGGGTATTTGGGGTTGCCGGTTCGTGACGAAATTGTCAATGACGGAACCGCGGGCATGTGCACCAGCATGGTGACGGCTTGGTATCCGAGCGTTGAAGAGTTGAAGGCTCTGGTGAATGGCGCACCAGTTCATTTGCGGGTTTTGGGCGCAGCTCACCCGCCAGTAAAAATTGAAGTTGGCCCGGAACCCGAGCCTTTACCGAAAACCGAAGGAGTGCAGGAATGATCCGCATTGAAACCAAAGACGGTCAGTTCAATGGTGAAATCGGGGGCGTCCTCGAGCTCGACACCAAAGCCGTAAATGAAGATGGCCAGTTCGAAGGCTATGCCTCCACATACGGCAATGTTGACAGCGGCGGGGATATCGTTCGCGCCGGCGCATTTGATGAAAGCCTGCGAAGTCGTCCGGCGTCGCGTGTACGTATGCTTTGGCAGCATGACACACGGTCACCAATTGGAACGTGGGTTCAAATGTCTTCCAATCAGAAGGGGCTGTTCGTTCGCGGTCAGTTGCTGCTGAGCACCCAAGCGGGCAAAGAAACCTATGAGATGATGAAGGCCGGGGCCATTGACGGTTTGTCGATCGGTTACCGGGTTACAGACTATGAATACGATCGGGACAATGACATTCGCACCATCACGCGTGCTGAATTGCTCGAAGTGTCTGTGGTTACCTTCGCAATGAATGAAATGGCCACGGTAAGCGCGGTGAAAAACGCAGCGAATATCAAGACCATTCGAGAATTTGAGACTTTCCTACGGGACGTAGGTGGGTTCTCTCACGCCCAGGCAAAATCGATTGCCAGTGGCGGATTTAAGTCGCTGGAGCCTCGGGACGAGGACGGCGCAATGAGTGCTGATGAAATCAGCGCACTTTCACAGCTCGCAGAAAAAATGCGAGCTTAGTTCTCTCCCAAAAAGGAATACCAAAATGAATAAGCACTTGCTTAAAGGCTCGGCTAGCGCTTCAGCGCGTCCAATCGAGCGCAAGAACGATAATGGCGGCGGTAATCGCGCCACAGGATCGGAGTCGAAGAACGCAATCGAAAACTTCATGCATGCGTTTGAAGAGTTCAAGCAGGCCAACGATGATCGTCTGTCGCAAATTGAAAAGATCGGCACCGCGGATATCCTGTCGGAAGAAAAAACCGAACGGATCAATGCTGTTCTGGATAAGTTCGAGGACGTGAACCAAAAGGCCACAATGGCTGAGAAGAATGCCAAGGCTCTCAAAGAGCTTCAGGAAAACTTCGACGCCCTCGAAACGGCCATCAAGCGGTCTCCTACAGGTAACACTGAAACCAAACAGGATCGCGTGAACGATTGGGCGCGGGCTGTTGTGGCACACCACATCATCGGCGCGGCCAATTTGTCGGAAAACCAGCGCAAGGCCATTGAAGATGTAGAGCAGGAGTGGAAGGCGTTGAACGTCGGCACTTCTAGTGCTGGCGGACACCTTGCGCCTGCCGAGTTCGTACGCGAGATCATCAAGGCCGAAACCCTGTTGAGCCCTGTTCGTTCACTTGCGCGGGTTCGCCAAACTGCCAACCGGTCCGTTGAAATTCCTAAGCGCACCGGTCAGTTTGCCGCGCAATGGGTTGCCGAGCATGGCAGCAAATCTGAAACCACTGGTTTGACCTATGGCTTGGAAGAAGTGCCAACTCATGAGTTTTATGCACTGATCGACATTTCCAACCAAATGCTTGAAGACAGCGCATTCAACATGCAAGCCGAGATCAGCGAAGAATCTTCAGAGCAATTCTCTGTAGCTGAAGGTACAGCATTCGTGACCGGCGACGGCATTGGTAAACCAGAAGGCTTCATGACAAACAGCAATGTTGGTGAGACCAACCAAGGCGAAGCTGCCGATTTGACTGACGGTGATGGCCTCTTGGAGCTTAAGCATGCGATTAAAACCGCATATGCGCGCAATGCTTCATGGGTAATGAACCGGACAACCATCGGCAAGGTCCGCCGTTTGAAAGACGGTTCGGGTAATTATCTGTGGATTCCAGGCGTTGCCCAGGGCGCACCCAATACCATCGATGGCGATCCCTATGTGGAAATGCCGGACATGCCAGATGTTGGCGCGGGCCTTTATCCGATCGCATACGGCGATTTCCGCCGTGCGTACACTTGGGTTGACCGGGTGACTATGGAAATGCTTCGCGACCCGTACACTCAGGCCACTTCCGGCAATGTCCGCTTCATCATGCGCAAGCGCGTGGGCGGTCAGGTTGTTTTGCCTGAGGCGATCCAAAAGCTGAAAATCTCCGCTTAACGAATTGGTTGGGGCTTCGGCCCCGGCCCCCGTTTAAATCCAAATAGGGAGTTAGCCAAATGGCATCTCGCGACCTACACAATATCATTCATCCGGTGCCTTTGATCGCCCCTGTGGCGGCCCGCACCGATAACACGGCCATTGTTTCGGCCATCATCGACACGTCTGGTTATGAGGCTTGTGAACTCGTTCTTATCACAGGCACCAACACAGATGCTGATGCGACCTTCGCAGTTTTGGTCGAGGACGGCGACAATGCGTCCCTGACCGACAACGCTGCTGTTGCTGACAGTCAATTGATCGGCACTGAAGCCGATGCGGGTTTCACGTTTGCTGATGACGTTGAGTGCCGCAAGATCGGTTACAAGGGCGGGAAGCGCTATGTGCGCATGACCGTTACGCCTTCGGGTAACGATTCTGGCAATATCTTTATTGCCGGTGTCGCGATCTTGGGTAATCCGCGTCACGCGCCGACTGACAACCCACCATCATAAAATAACGGGCGGGGCTGTGGTCCCGCCTTTTGCCTGATTTAAAAGGAGGGCCTCATGCCCAACACATCAAACTATGCTGAACAGGGCGGCGAAACATGGATTGTCGGTGGAACGCTAACCATCAACGGCACCTTGGTACTTGCCAGCGGCTCTACTTTCACTGATAGCCGCTTCATCGCTTCCGAGAGCGTGGCTGCCGATGAACTCGCCATTCCAGTCACCGCCCGTTATGTGGCCAAAACCACAGGTGCCGACGCGGAGGCGTTAACTCTTGCCGACGGGACACCGGGCCAAAAGATCAACATTGCATTGGTTGCTGATGGCGGCGGCGATGGCACGTTGACTCCGGCAACCTGTTCGGGGTTTGCGACAATCGTGTTTGCAGATGCTGGCGACATCGTTGATCTGGAATATGTCGACGACACGGTGGGGTGGATTTTGGTCGGCTCCGCTGGTGTTGCTGCGCCACCAGCAACTACGGTTTAAACCGATGTTTGTAGAACGCAAATCGGTTGATGTCACGACTGATGCGTCCGGCGATGGAACGGGTTATATCCCGGTCTCTCAAGGGCGCATCTGGTCCATTCATTATGTCAAAGACGATTATGCAACCGGCGTGGATTTTGACATCACGCTCGAGGCAACCGGCGAAAGCCTTTGGACCGAGACAGACGTGAATGCCAGCAAGTCAGATTATCCGGTTGCCCCTGCCAACCTGGATACAGGCGGCGCTTCGACACTAACCGAGGTGCCTATCGTTGCCGCCCATGACCGCATCAAGATCGTGGTCTCCAGTGGTGGCAACGCCAAAACCGGAAAATTCATTGCACTGATTGGATAAAATCATGACCGAACTTCATGTACTCAAAAACTTCACCTACTCAACAGACGGCGTTACGTCTCATGAGGCGAAAGTTGATGAAGTCCCGAACCCCGCAATTCCCGAGGATCTGCTTCCCGGCCTTTTGAAAGAACGGTACATCTCGCTCGATGGTGAGAAAAAGGCTCCGGGGGCCCCGGAAAACAAGATGAACTCAGGTTCTCAGGAAAACAAAGGGGGTGCAGGGGGCGACAACAACTCTGGCGTCTACACGGCCAAACATGTGGGCCGCGGTAGCTGGTTTATCTTCAAGGGTGATGAAAAGCTGCCTTTGAAATTGACAAAGGCCGATGCCAAAGCATTTAACAAACTGCCTCCCGAAAAACAGGCGGAGTTTGTTGAAGCGCAATTGGCCAACGAGTGATGTGTAACTGTCGGTCGTACAATCGCCCCGAGCTGGGCGGTTCTATGGCCGAGACACCCGTTAGATATCGGGATTTTTTCCCACACTCGCAAAAAGAGTTTGTTTGTCTGGACACCTGCATCGTTGAACAGGTGAAGGCGGTTTGGGCTGCTGGCATAGAAACGGGCGGTTGTTGTTGCGGGCATAATCATGCCGTTACGCCACAGTTGTTCGTGCGGTTTCCCAAAGACGTGGAACGCGCTTGCCAGGTTCTGGCTGAGACTGACTCCCGGGACTGGAATGTGCTGGTTTGGTCCAAGTCTGGCCAACCCCAACCAAGGATGGATCAATGACTGTTCGTCAAAACCTGACCATTCGGCAAAGCGAAACATGGTCATACGTTTATACCTACGGCGGGAGTTCTCCGATCGATCTAACCGGATATACCGCAACATTCAAAATCGCGGGTTGGGGAACCGGCAGCGTTGCCCTTGGTGGAGCGGCCGGGACGGTTACGCTTTCTCTTACATCAGCCCAAACAGAAGACTTGGGCGAAGGAAGTCTGACCGGATATGGCGCATTTGCCGATGCGGTCCTGGGCAACCGGGAGGAGTATGAACGGGACGAGCTGCAAGACATTGTGCGGGCCTACACGGTTCACATCACATCAGGCGCCGGTGATGTAACACGCATTCTAGAAGGCACGGCAACCATCATTCGCGACGTTGACGTTTAAGGGGAAACCAATGGCACTTACCGTTGAAGATGGCACCGGCGTCTCCGGCGCTGAAGCTTATGTTTCTGTTGCCGACGCTGACACCTATTGGGGTAACCGCACTCATTCAAGTTTTTATACGACTTGGAACGCAGCATCGTCCGGCGAAAAAGAGGGCGCGCTGCGCGAAGCAGCCGGTCATTTGGATGCTCGATATGGTCGGTTTTATCGCGGCCACCGCAAAGGATATGTTCAGGGCCTGCAATGGCCACGAAGCAATGCATTTGATGATGCGGGCTTTCTGCTGCCCGAACTGCCGCAAGAAATAGTGGATGCGAATGCGGATCTCGCCGTTCGGGCCTTGAGCGCTGCTCTTTCGAGCGATGCGGCCCGGGGCGGAATGGTGAAGCGAAACAAGGTTGACGGAGCGGTTGAGCGAGAGTTTTTTGAAGGCGCATCTCCAGAGACGAAATATGGCCAGATCGAAACCATGCTGGGGCCCGTTCTGAATGGCATGCAGCGCGGCGGAAGCTGGCACTGGAGGTAAGTCGTGGGCTTTTACGATGACATGCAAGCCGTTGCCACCGAACTGTTGACAGAGTTCAACCAAGGCACGGTCACCCTCAAGCGCACAACGCCCGGCGCACCAAACCCGGATGAACCCTGGGAGCCTGTCCCTGACAACACAGTCACCTATCGGCTGAACAGCACCACCAGGGCAGTGGCCGACAAGTTTATTGACGGGACCACAATCTTTGCCACCGATGCAATGGTGACAGCTTCTGCTGTCATGACCAAAACTCATGTTGACGGTTCGCCCGTCACAGAAGTTGAAGAGGCATTCGAGGCGAAGCCAGGCGACCAGATCAGCATTGATGGAAAAGAGGTCGAAGTCATCCGAACCATGCGCGTACCCAAGGCGGGAACGGCAATTGTTTGGAAGTTCATTGTAAGGGGATAAGAGTTGCATTCAGCGTTGGCTGAAGGTAATATTTGAACATGAAAACAACTTCATCAAATCAATGGCTACCTGATCCGACTAAAATAGCCGCTGGCATGGCTGAGTTCGCTAAATCAGTCAGGCTTTTGGGTCTTATCAAAAGCATAACTACCACTTCGCTAAACGGTGGCAAGAACGGCGCCCTCGTCGCGATCACGGTCAAGAAGGCAATCACAAAGCAAGAATGCGTTGATTTGATTGAGCGGTATAAGCCAAGGGCCGCGCCATATGGACAGGTTGCTATTCACATGCCTGTACCAGAAGGTCGAGCACTGGCTGGCGAAGTTCTGCCGTGGGGTGTGTTCAACTTTAAGAGCGGGGTTGCGTCCAAGGCGGGACTAAACTTCAATGACAGTTTGCTTGAATGATGGCGAACTTTGAAGTTCTCACATTTAATGAGCACTCTCAGAAGTGGGAGCCAGTCGAGCATGAAGGGTTTTCGATAGAGGGGACGGTTGAGGCTAAATTCACCGGGACAATTAAATCCGATCAAGTTGATTGGGTTGCTTGGTGGAAGTTTTGGGCAGAGGCGCAATAAGATCATGACAGTCATTCAGCACGGTCGAGATAGCTTTGAAGATACAATCGATAAGGCTTTTGGGTATCAAATCCAAACCGATGACGAGTTCTGTACCCGCCTTTGGTCATCACTCACCAATATAGAATGGTTGAGCGGTGAAAAGATCGTATCATATTCGTTTCGCGAAGCTGGTGGGTTGATCGCAGGTATTAGAGAAGATGGCAGCTATATAGATTGGTACTGTTCAGGTCCGGCTGCTTCGGTTGATGATCACATTGCTGAAACTTTAAAGCAACATGGCTGGAGATGGCAGCATGTAAAGACTGATGGTCCTGTGGTGACGGTGGACGACTTTGAAGCACTGGTTCAAAAGGAAGGCGTTATGTCTGCGCTGCGGGGAATTGGTGCGATACAGATCAAGACATGTTAGCCAAAGCCTGCCATACAATCAAAGTTCCCAGCCTCGCATAGCGGGGCTTTTTTTATGGGGTTAACATGGCGCGTAGACCATCACTCAGAAAGCAGATCGATGCTTTGCTGGACCGATATAATCCAGTTGTCAAAACGGCCTTTCTGGAGAGTATTGAAGACATTCGGTCAAATATCGTTTTACGGGTCTTCGCTGATCGATTGAAACGCGGTGACATTGATGGCGCGATCGATGCGCTCAACCTTGAAAGAGCGGCGTTTTCGGCCCTTGAGGCGGCGATCGCTCAGGCATATGCATCGGGCGGGGCGTCTATGGTCGGCAATATGCCAACTCTGATTGATGCCGAGGGCGAAAAGATTGTATTTCGGTTTGATGTGCGCAATCCGCGCGCAGAGCAGTGGCTAAGGGGGCATTCTTCAAACCTGATCACGCGGATCATTGACGAACAAAAAAACAGCATTCGCGATGTTCTGGTTGATGGGCTTTCGCGCGGACGTAACCCCAATCGCTTGGCGGTCGCTATCGTGGGTCGCGTTAATCGGGCCACAGGAAGGCGTACAGGCGGATTAGTCGGTTTGTCGGGCATTCAGTCGCAATATGTTCAATCGATGCGTGACGAGCTCGTCAGTGGCAGCAATGCAGCATTGCGAAATTATCTAAGCCGTGAATTGCGTGATCAGCGGTTTGACAGCACCGTTGCGAAGGCTTTGCGAGAGGGCAGAGCTTTGAATGCTGACACGATTGATCGGATCGCTGGCAGATACGCTGACCGGCTGTTGGCGCACCGTGGCGAAACCATTGCCCGCACCGAAAGCTTGGCGAGTATCAACGCCGCGCGCAAAGAAGGATTTCGCCAAGGGCTCGAAAAAACAAACTATGGGTCAGATCAGGTCATCCGCACTTGGGACAGCGCCGGGGATAGCAGGGTACGGCATTCGCACGACCTTATGGATGGTCAAACAGTTCAGGGATTGGAAGTTCCATACATCACACCAGATGGCGCAAGAATGATGCATCCCGGCGATACTTCGTTGGGGGCGCCAGCGAAAGAGATTGTCAACTGTCGGTGCATTGAACGTATCGAGATAGATGTGTTTGGAGAACAGGCCTAAATGCCCACATTCAGCGCGTCCATCTCCGCTTGGGTAAAGAAGTCCAGGCAAAGAATTGATGCCGTGGCAAGGGGGAGTGCGCAGGACGTTGCCCGCGGCGTTACCAAGCCGGTTGCTAAAGGCGGCCACATGCGAGTGGATACGGGGTTCTTGCGGGCCAGCTTTATGGCGTCAACGTCTTCAATGCCGCAAATTAACCCTTACGCTCGACCGCCTTCTGATGCACCGGAAGGGTCGTACAGCCCGAGTGAAGATGATGTTTCGTTGGTGATTGCCGGGTGGGACGCCGGGCGAGAGGTTCTGTTCCTGGGTTTTACCGCTTCTTATGCGATACCTCGAGAGTATGAAGATGGATTTGTTCGGCTTGAGGTGCAAAAGTGGCAGGAAACGGTAAATCGAAACGCTTCCAAGGCTATTCGCGCTTTTCCGTAAGGATCAAGAGGGCCCGTTGATAGCGTTCAAGGTCACATCTGGCGCTGGCCAGCAATAATTCAACGTCTTGGGTTTCGACAACTTTGCCGCCGAGCAACTCGCTTGCTTGGTGGAATAGATCATGGACTTGTTCCGTTGTCAGGGGCTTGTCGTCTTTTCTCATAAATGAGGTTGTAGCATGGCAACGCCAACACCGGAAGTCGCTATTTGGTTGGCGCTTAAAGCCAGGCTGGACGCTTTAACACTGTCGCCGGCACTGCAAATTGATTATCCGAACGAACATTTTACACCGCCAGCCGGTGAGAACTATCTGTCGGCCAATATCCTGCGCAATGATCCAAGTTTCGCGACCATGGGCAGCACAGGCAAAACCCGGCACCGGGGAATTTTCCAGATATTCCTTTACGCCAAAAAGGATCAAAATTTTGCTGTCGCTTCCGAAATCGCTGGCGACATTGCGAAGCACTTTGAACCGCCACTGGATCTGACAAACAACGGGTACACCGTGCGGGTCGATCGCCCGCCAACGGTAGGGTCGGATATTTCCCGGGCCGAAGATCCTAAAATGCGAATTCCAATCTCGATCCGCTATAGCGCGGACGCTAACCGAAGCTGAGGCAACCAATGACGATCAAAATGAAAGCGGCCAAGCGCTTCCGCTATGGCAAGCCGCTTGCTTGGCTAAACCCCGGCGACACTTACACGGTCGCCAATGAACCGTTGGCCAAAAATCACGAAAAATCAGGGCGCGGTGTCCGCGTCAATGATGAACTCAAGCCCAAAAAGAAAGGGGATTAAGTCATGGTACAAGGTCAACGATTTAAGCAGTCGTTGTGGTATGTCGAGGAATCTACTCCCGGCACCACACCAGTTACACCAACGCTGGTTGAAATCCCCATTGCGGGTCATCCTTCGTTGAACGTGGAAAAGGACAATTTCCAGTCCGAACGCATTGGCAACCGAAACCGGACGCATTTGCGGCACGGTACACGGCGGGCTGCGGGCGAAATCCCCATCGAGCTGGCATACGGTGATTTTGACGCCCTCTTTGAAAGCGTCATGTGTTCATCCTGGTCAACTGATGTGCTCAAGGTTGGGGAAACGCTCAAGTATTTCACGCTCGAGCGCCGCTTTGACGACATCTCAGAGTTTCAGCCATTTACCGGCTGCTTCATGAATGGCTTTAGCTTTTCAGCTCAGCCCAACGGCATGATCACCGGTGCTTTTAACGTCCTCGGACTGGGGGGCATGAGCGCAGCCGCTGCCACGGTGGCCACCACCTCGACCGCGACAGCGGGTAACGATCCGTTCGACGGCTTTACAGGCACTTTGACTGAAGGTGGCTCGGCCGCAAACATGACGGCTTTGGAACTGTCGATCAGCAACAACGGTGTTTTGCCATATGTAATTGGCTCAGATACCGCGCCCCACGCCAATATTGGGATGTTCGACGTGACCGGAACAGCAACAGCATTCTTTGAAACCGAAGCTCTGTTGAACAAGTTCTTGAATGAAACTGAAAGCGCTTTGACCGTCGAGTTTCAGGGCATCACAGGCGGGGATCTTCAGTTCGATATTTCCTCGCTCAAATACACTGCTGGCAGCATCACGGAAGCTGATGAGGGTTTGCTCGCTCAACTTCCGTTCACTGGCACCTACAACACTGGTGATGCTTCATCGCTGGTAATTACGCGCACCGCCGCATAAGGATCAAATATGACCAAGAATTTTGATTTTAACACCAATTTCGTCTCTGTCGACAGTCAAGAGAAAGGGGCGGAATTCGAAGTATATAGCGATGCTGGTGAACCGACCGGCATGTTTATCACTTTGGCCGGCCCAGACAGCACTCGCCGCAAAAAAACGCATGCCCGTCTTAAGGATTTTTATCTGAAGTTTGGCATCAGCGCGCAGAAGGACGATCCCAAAGGTCGGAAAGCTCGCCGGGCAGCAGCAGCTCAGGGTTCTAAATACACTGGCGACACCTCAAACGAATTGCATGCAATGCAAATGGAAGACGCTGTTGCAGCCACCATTTCATGGCGTTATCCTGATGGTTTCGAGGGGCCTAAGTGCACCGCTGAAAACGCGATCGTTCTTTATAGCAAACACCCGACACTGCTTGAGCAGGTTCTTGACGCTGCGGACGATCTCAACCGTTTTATGAAGAGCTGACGGAATCACTGGTAGAATGTATCTCGTTTAAGGCGAAATACGATTTGCCGGACGAGAATGGTTTTAGCCCCCGTCAGCACCTAGCTGCAATCGATCGAGATAGCGAGGAACCCGAACCTATATCGCACGAATATTTGATTGACTGGTTTCTCAGACTATCACGGCGTCGGCCAACTTCGACCAGCGGGTACGCGCCACTGACATTTGAGGGCATCGACGCTTGGGTGCGATTGAGTGGCGAGGCGCCGGAACCCTGGGAAATAATGATGATCGAAAAAATGGATGATGCCTGGTTGTCTGGCGTTGCCGAGGCACAAGCGAAAAGGCGTGATGCGAACACTTAGGGAGAACGGAATCCGCCCAATATGAGCGCATCATTGGCTTTTTCGAGGAATGCATCATCCATTTCGGAGCTGCCGAAACCGTATCCCGTAAACACTACCGATGAAGTGTCTTTGAAGTGGCATTCGATCGTTTCTTCGTAGTCTGCGCGCCCGTCGCGTTTCAGGGTCATTTTGACATCAACCAGAGGCTTGCCCAGGCTCGCATAATCAAGAACCTTATTGATCGTGACGTTGCTTGGCTTTCTCGCCATCGTTTTAACCAAATATGAGCAGGCTTCAGCTTGTGGCGTAAGCCCGCCAGCCAATGCCTGCGTCGAAAACAGCATCCCAAAAACAAGTATCGCCAACCGCATTTGTCGTCCTCTCAATTTGCGGAGGACGCTATCGCACATTGAAAGCGAGGGCAACTCATGATGGACTTGTCAGAACTAGGCCTTGCGATCAGCTCAGACGGCGTTGTGGTTGCGAATAATCGGCTGGAAGAGTTTGAAAAGCGCGGTTTTGGTGCCGAACGAGCTGCAAACCGACTGGCGCGAAGCGCTGCCAGAATGGCCGCCCAGTTTATCGCGGTGGCGGCGGCAACATTTAGCTTGAACAGGACAATCAACACCATTTCGGGTTTCGAGAAATCTATCTCGCAAGTGCAGGCCATCACCCGAGCTACGTCTGTTGAAATGGATCGACTGCGCGATGTGGCCCGAGAAATGGGCGCAACAACCGAGTTCAGCGCTTCGCAAGCAGCGGACGGCATGCGCTTTTTGGGTATGGCAGGTTTTACAGCGGCGGAAAGTATTGCATCTATCCCCGCTGTCTTGGATCTGGCAACGGCTTCATCGATGGGCTTGGCGCAATCCGCTGACATTACCTCGAATATCATGTCGGGTTTCGGCATTGTTGCGGAAAACTCGGCCGAAGTAACTGACGTTTTGGCCGCGGCATCTAGCCGGGCGAACACCAGCGTTTCGCAGTTGGGGCAGGCGATGTCAACGGTCGCGCCCATCGCATCGTCATTGGAAATCGAGCTTTCAGATACTGCTGCCGCAATCGGCGTTCTTTCTGATGCTGGTATTCAGGGAGAACGTGCCGGCACAGCAATGCGTGGGGTGTTGGCTTCATTGGCTGGCCCAACCAAGCAAGCTGAAGAAGTGTTGAAGCGCCTAGGCCTAACGATCCAAGATGTGAACCCAGCTACAAACGATTTGTCTGTTGTGCTTGCCAGGTTGCGCGAAGCAGGTCTTTCCACCGCTGACGCCATGACAATCTTTGGTCGTGAAGCTGCAAGTGGTGCCTTGGTGCTGGTTGAAGCAGCCGATCGGGTGAGCGAGTTCGGTGAAGAACTGTCTAAGGTCGATGGCGAAGCCAAGAGAATGGCCGAAACCATGCGAGACAATTTGGGCGGTGACCTGAAAACTTTGGCGTCAACGATTGAATCAGTGATCTTGACCATGGGCGAAGCCGGGTTGACCGGTGTTTTGCGCGCATCAACACAGGCTTTGACCGAAATGTTCCGGGCGCTTGGCGATAATATGGACAACGTAATCATAGTCATTGCGACATTGAGTGCTGGTTTAGGCGCATACGCATTGGCCGCGGGCGGTGCCGCGATCGCCACAGGCACACTCACAGTCGCGGTCGGAACGTTTGCCACAACCTTGGCCGTTTTGACTGGCCCCGCGGGCTTGTTCGCACTGGCCGTTGCCGGACTGACAGGATTTGTGCTTTGGACCGGCAAGTCAAAGGACGCGATGCTTGATTATAACGACGTTGCGGCTGACCTTGTTGAAGTCCAGGGTAAACTTGAGCAAAGCTCCGGTGATGTTTCTGAAGCATTGGCCACCGAGGCCCGGGAAAAACTGAACTCGGCTGAAGCAGCGCTCGAGCTGGCAGCAGCCGACCGGGAAGCAACGCTTGCACATATCCAATACCAAAAAGCATTGCAGGCCGGTGCCAATGCATTGGAAGAAACATATGGGACGATCTCTGCCGGCACGATCGTTTCCAACAGCCAAGGCGAGATTGATGCTGCAATGGCGGAGCTTGATCGCATTCAATCCAAGATTGACGAAATCAACGCCAAAAAGGTTCAAATCGAGATTGTGGTTGGAACCGTTCTATCCGGCAGCTTGGTGGGCGAGCAATTCGCTTCAGCACAAGAAACAGTGAAAACCGAAGAAACGGATTCAGGTGGTGGGGGCACCGTCAGCACCGGTGGAGGTGCGGGCACCACATATTCTGATCTCATCGCAATGGCGCAAGAGCGTATCGATCAGTTGGCGGTAGAGGCTGAAGCACTTCAGCTCACGACCGGCGCGGCTGCAGCTCTAAGATTTGAGCAAGAAATGATTGCCCAGGCCGCAAATGACAATATCGCGCTTGGCCCAGCGCAACTTGAGCAAATCGCTTTGCTTGGGGAAGAAATGGCCAAGGCTAAACTCAAGGTTGAAGGGGTGCAGCTCGCGCTGTCGCAACGTTCGCCCTGGGAAATTGCCCGCGACGAAATTGCCCAATTGAACGAAATGCTCAAGCTTGGCGCGATTGAGTGGGACACATACGCTCATGCGGCGTTCCAAGCCAAAGCGGAAGTGGCAGCTTCAGCACTCGGGCTGGCGAGTGGCCTTTCTGGCGCGCTTGCTCAAATGTTCAAGGACAATAAAGCTTTCGCGATCGCAAATGCCGTGGTCAACACGGCTGAAGCGGTAACAAAGGCCTTGGCCACTTATGGCCCCACGCCTTGGGGTTTCGCTGCTGCTGGTGTGGCGGCCGCGTCAGGCGCTGCCCAAATCGCGGCAATTTCGAGCGCTCAACGGGGGTCGGGATCAGTTCCGAGCGTCAGCGGCGGCGGTCAATCTTCGGCGCCGCAACAGACAGCGCCAGCGACAGAGCCCCAGCGCACAACCAATGTGACTTTGGTCGGAAATGGGTTTTCACCTGAACAGATCGTCGAATTGCTTAATGAAGCATTGGGCGATGGTCATAAAATCAATGTAAACACGGCGGCTTAATTTATGAGCATTGTCTTTTCAGGTGCGTATACGCTCGCGCGGGCCACAGATGCCGAGTCCGGGCTGCCGCGTATCTACCACCACAATCTCGTGGCGTTCGATACGATCACGGCCGAGCAGGAGACGACAGCCAATCCAGCCACCAACCTGGCCAATTCCGACACCAGCCTTTCGTGGAAATCGGGAAGTACCGCGAGCCAAAAACTGACGGTGCTTTTCGATTACACCGATCCGATCGATTATGTCGCGTTCGCACGGCACAATTTCGCTGATGGTGGCGCTTCAATTACCTCGATTGAAATTCTCGATCCGGGGGGCGATCCTGATACGCCGGGAGATTGGACGGAGGTCGTGGGGGCCAATGTTCTGGCTGACAATCTGGCCACAGTGTTTCAGTTCACGGCCACAGTTGCCAACGGTCTTCGCATTACTTTGAACCCGGGCACGGTAGCACCCGAAGCGGCTGTTATGTATTGCGGCACATCTTTGCCCCTAACATACGGTTTGCCAGTTGGTCACATGCCGATCAAATACGCCCGGCAATCGCGGGGTTTCGGAGCAACAGCAGAAAGCGGCGATCGGCTGGGCTATGTTGAATTGGGCGCGACCCTATCGGGCAATATCGTGCAAAAGGATTTGGACCCTGTTTGGTATAGGGAAAATCTAAAAGACATTGGAATGGAAGGAAAACGTTCGACGTTCTTTTTCGCGTGGGACCCAGAGAATTACCCGGACGAGGTGGCTTACTGTTGGACGACCAATAATCCCATACCGATCATCAATCGGGTAACAGGAGAAATTGATATTACGTTCGAAGTTGACGGACTGGCCATATGACACAATCGGTTGCCTACGTCGAAATCGACATTGACTATTGCTCGTTAACCTATGGCACATCGCCTTGCACGGCGGCCATAGGCGTAACAGGCACAAAGAAGTGCTTTAACAGCCTCAAGACGTGCCAGGACCGCGCCAATTTTACCAATAGTCCAGTGACCTTGCGCTTTGGCACCAACACCGATTTTGATGCTTTGCCGTATCTGGCGGGGTTTAGCTTTCAACCGGGTAGAATTGCGCCTGGGAAAAGCTTGGGTGTTCGATCCTCTTTGACTGTCACGCTTTCTGATCATCCCCATTCAGACACTGGCGATGGATATGACAAATATATCAGCGACCGCGGAATCGATCCGTACACGCAGGGGACACATTGGGGAAAGTTTCGTCCGCGTCAGCCTTACCTTAGAGCGCGGACCCTGAGGTATATACAGGGCGTCAAGGGGCAAGACATCGCGGATATGGAAACCCGCACCTTCACGATTGAGGGGTTTAACGGTCCTAACCGTGATGGCAAATACACGATCACTGCGAAAGACGATCTTAAGCGGGCAGATGGCGACCGCGCATTGTATCCAGCACTTTCTCCCGGGTCTTTGATCGCGGACATTACCAGCGGCGACACCAGTGCAACGCTCAGCCCATCTGGTATTGGCGACAGTGATTATCCAGCGTCAGGATATGTGACGATCGGCGGCAAGGAAATTTGCTCCTTCACTCGCTCAGCGGACGTGCTCACATTGACACGCGGGCAATACAACACCGACGCGATAGCGCATTCTGGCGGCGACCGTGTGCAGGTGGGCAAAGAATATTTAGCACAAGACCCGGCCGATGTTTTGAATGATCTATTGGTCAACGGTGCCGGGGTCGATGCAAGTGAAATACCGCTGAGTGAATGGCAAACCGAAACTACTGACTATTATGGACGGGTGATCTCCGCACTAATCCCTGAACCGACACCAGTTGACCAGTTGGCTTCGGAGATTATTGAGCAGTGCGGCTTGATGGTGTGGTGGGATGATCTGGAGCCCGAGGTGCGTTTGCGCGTATTGCGTGAAATCCCGACCGATGCTCTGCGCTTTGATGACACAAAAATCTTGCAAGGCTCGCTGCAAATCACCGAGCAACCGAATGAACGCGTGAGCAGGGTTGAAACATATTACGGGATGCGTAACCCGGTAGAAAGCATCAAAAACAAAGATAACTATCGGGCGTCTGAGCTTTATATTGACACAGAAGCAGAGGAAAACGACGGGAAGGCCATCCGGCAAATCCACAGCCGGTGGATCGCAACTGGGGGCAGTGCGGCGGCTGAGCGCGTTAATAAGCTTATCATCGGTATGTATCGTGATGCGCCACGCAAATTCACGTTCAATATTTACCGCCACAGCGACCAAGAACCCAAAATGGGCGATGGCTGCATTATTTCGGACCCTATGTTGGTGACGGACGAGGGCGTGAGAGTTGATGTGCCTGCGCAAATCCTGAGGGTTAGCCCAAGGCGCGACTATTACGAAATCGAAGCGCAAGAATTTCTATTCGATGACATTGAGCCGCTTGATCCCAATGATCGACCAATCACAATCAGCTCGAACGATTCTGACGTAAATCTGCGCACTTTGCATGATGCGCTTTATCCGGCGCCAACTGGCGGCGAGGTTGTAACCCTCAATGTCAATTCAGGTGTGGTGATAAAGGCCAATGCGGTTTCGACATATGCGCTGAATATTGGCAGTTGGCCGGAACTTGACACAACGGGTGATATAACTAACGGGTCGGCGGTAGTAACCAATATCCCGGACACATCTTCGCTGGTTGCCGATATGTTTGTGAGTGGCGTCGGAATACCGGACGGCACAAAGATATTGAGTGTAGACAGCGGCACTCAAGTTACATTGGACGCTAACGCTACCAGCACAGCAACGACAAGCGCTATTAAATTCCACTTGGTCCGCATTACCGTTAATCAGAACGGCGTCTTAACAGGCAAAGGCGGCAAAGGCGCGAACGGGCGCGGAGGCGACAACAACCCTGGTTATGATGGGCAGGACGGGGGTGATGCTTTCTATCTTCGCTATCCAATCAATCTCAACGCCGATTCCGGCGCAACGATCCAAGGCGGAGGCGGCGGAGGCGGCGGGGGCGCTGGTGATTATATAGGCTGGTTCGGACCTCAAGCAAACGGGGGCGGCGGAGGCGGCGGAGCTGGCTACGGCTTAGGCGGCACTGGTGCGCCCGGCGCGCAAAATGGCGCCGCTGGCGGGCTAGACACTGGCGGCGCGGGCGGTAATTCAAATCAGGGTCAGCCAGCAGGTGATGGCGGGGATCGCGCCCAAGTGGGCGGTGATGCGTCGGATAGTCCAATTACGGGCGGTGACGGCGGCGCGGCGGGGCAAGCCGTTGATGGCTGGTCCTATGTCTTAGAAGGCACGTTCTCAGGCACCTATTACGGGGCGAAAGTCAACTAAATGGCAAATCAGGAAAAGCGCAAGCGCGTTGCTCTTACAATTAAGGGCGGCGGCAAAAGTCGTGCGCGAAACAATGGCGGTGGCAAGCGTTTAATCGCGCCAGACCGCATTATAGGCATCGTTCAGGACCAAAATGACACCTGGGTGCGGCACGAGTACGAAAACACAGATATCTCCGCACAAGAGGGCTTAGAAGCGCTCCTGGCGCAAGCTGGCGATGAACTGATCAAGTTGACACCCATAGGCTTTGCAAACGGGCAAGGCGAAGCGGTTCATCGATATGGCGATCAAATAGCAGTCAACGTGGATTTTCTCACAATCCTGTCGGATCAGGACGAGCGCGGCGCGATTGTCGCAATCGATGGGTGTCAGCGCGAAATCGTCGTGAGTGAGACGATTTCACAGATCGAGGCACTAATCAATGGCGTTTGAAAATGACGGTTGCACCGGCTGATTTGATGGCTGGCCGGGCGGTCCTTCGTGGCGGGCATGTTGCGAAGTCCACGACTGGAAAATGCACTCCAACACAGAACTAACCGAATGGATCAACGCAAATCTGGAGCTTTGGTGGTGTGTCCATCAAGTCGATGCGTTCATGGGCTTGATTATGGCCGTGGGCGTGTTCTCCCCGATTGGCTTGGCTCTTTTCATTTGGGGCAAAAAGAAAAAGGGCGTTCGCTAATGGCATTGGCACGATTTGAGCATGATTTCACGGATGATGAAGGCAATCTGATTGCGGTTGCTGGAACCGTGACAGTGCGCCGCGAAGATACGGGGGAACTTGCAATCCCTTATTCTGACCGCGATGGAACAACGGGTCTCGGTAATCCTTTCGCTGTAAGTGATGGGCAAGTCGCCTTTCATGTGATCGGTGGGTCATACAAAATCACATTGACATATGGCGCTGAAACTCGCGAACTTCGTTATCAGGCAATTGGCACGGCAGCAGAACAAGATGCCGAGGCATTGGGGAAAGCTGGATATGCTTTCGAGTTCGAGGCTGAAACCACTTCACCACCTTCTGCTTCATCAATCCGCGCAAACAACGCTGATTTGAGCGCCGCAACCAAACTCTACATCGATGATGAAACACTGGGCGAAAGCGATATTTCAGCAAGCCTTTTGGCGCTCGATCCAGGCGGCAACCTGGCCAAAAACCGCATCCGCTTAACAGTAGGGGCTGTTGATGCTGTTTTCGATGTAGATGTGGCGACTGATCAAACTACATATGTCGAGCTAGATGTGTCCAACCATGACGGTTCGACTTCACTCAATGTCGGCACTTGCCGGGTAAATGTTGAATGGGCTGGCCAAGATATTTCGGATGCTGCAATATTTGAAAAAGTCCGCAGTGTCCCATGGGGTCAAATACCCTTCGGATCAAGCACACCAGAAAGCGGCGCTGGCATTTACACTTATGCGCACTTCCCGGTCTTGGCGTGTGGACGAAATATTTTAGGAGTGCTGTATAAGTATGGCAATCAACATGACAGCGCCTCGCATGAAGGCGTTAGCGCCTCGCAGCAGCCCGCTGCGGGCGGCACGCAAAACCTCACAATTGAAGGTACATATGCATCCGGTGGAGTGGCAACACCCCCCGCTGCAACCGAAGTCGAGGTTATCTCCGATGCGGATGACAGCGCCCGAACCTTTACGGTGTATGGCACCGTAGGGGGGTCGGCAGACTCCGAAGCGATTTCCGGGCCAACAGCCGGAGTTTCCGGCGTGGCTACCACGAAGGTTTTTGAAGATGTAACCCAAGTGACAGTTGACGGGGATACTGCTGGCAACGTCAAAGTTGGCTTTAAGTTGGTCCCGCAAAATGTGTCCTACAGGTATTCGACAGACGGGGGACAAAGCTGGTCCGCCAAGATTGATATTTTTGACGGGATCGGCGCTGGGGATACTGTTTACTATTGGCCCGCGCTTGGCACACTACAAGACCTGAGTTTTATAGCGCTATGCAGCAAGCAGGTGATCGGATCAGGTACATGGACACCAGTGATGAGAAAGTCCTACGACGGCATCACATGGGATGCAGATGACACCACCATTACGATCACTGGCGATGTACCCGGCGTTGTTGAATTTTTTGGAAAAGTCCAGCGCACCCCTTCGGGGCGGTTAGTCGTGGGGGCTTACGATGGTGATGAGTCATTTGTCATGTATTCTGATGACGATGGCGATAACTGGGTATCAAAACTGATCGTCAATGATGGAGCAACTCTGTATTCAGAGGTCACCGTGGCAATCATTGACGAGCTAAACTGGATTGCAATGGTCCGAATAGACAATGTAACAGGATCAATGTTGCAATTGAAAACGGTGGACGGTGGTGCAAACTGGACTAACCAAGGACAGACCAACCTTACAGTTTCAGGGGGCTATAAAAGCCACGATCTGACGACAGTGTTCGTCGGCGGAAAGGCATATATCGCCCTCGTCTATATGGCGCGAGAGACAGTTAGTGACCCCGCGCCAAACCTCAACACCATGTGCTTTCGGTTTGCACGTGCAGATGACGCTATATCAGCGGCAACCAATTGGTCACACGAAAAGGTACTGGTAGACAGCACTGAAATGCTTTCTGGCTATTCTGCACCCGGTGGTGAAAAATCATTGGCCGGATACCCATCTGTATGGGTAAACCCCGAAAGCGGATTGGCGCTACTCGCATACGGTCGAGAGACGCTATATTATTACCAAGCGCAAGTTGAAACAAAAAAGGTCGATATTTCCTCGGAAATCGCACGCTACACGCGAAAACCTTTCAGCATATTGCGCATTGAAGATGATGAGTTCGCCACCACCATTCCTCTGCCCATCAATAGCGGTGGAACCGGCTTTTTGATGGCGGGTGGAATTGGGCGTTGGATACATTTTGCTTGGGAGACAACAGGTACAGCTGAAATTGTATCAATTGAAGAGGGGGCCGCTGGATCTAGCATGACGACAACAACGGGTACACCGGACGGAACAACCGGGACCGATGGTCAAATCACTCTTTTCCTCGACACCTCAACCAGAAAACTTGCGGTCGAAAACCGTTTAGGGTCGGCCATTTTCGCCAACCTTGAGGTCAGCATTGACGAGAGTTGATAATCTTAGGTTGGGCAGTTACTGGCAAGGGTGCGCGCAAAATCTTCCGACCTAACAGGATGAAAGGCGTTTCGATAAACCGGAAGGTGATCCCGCTAGCTATCACCGTAAGGCCCAGCGCCGCCGCCGCGACGAAAAGGTTTTGCACCACGGCCCCGTCTTGCCGTAGAGGCAGCAAAAGAAACACGGCTGGCATATGAAGTAGGTAAATGCTGTATGAGACCTTGCCCAAATAGGAAATCGCGGGGGCTTCAAAAACCCTATCCCACAAGTTGGGTTGTGATATAAGGACCATATAGCATACTCCTGCCGCCAACATCACAACTAAATATTCGTCAATAACGCTTGGGATAAACCCAGCCTTATTGCTCAACAGGGAAAGCTCCATAATGGGGCGCTCTATAACTAGAAACGCTATCGTGATTATGATCGCGGCGGTTGATGCTGACAGCACCGCGAATTTATTTATCTTAAGATCAACAAGCAAGACATAGGCGATTATGCCAGCAATACTTCCCATGAAACCACGCGCCATTGAAATGTTTGTTTTTCCCAAAATCCAGTAGAACAGTGCGATCATAACCGCGCACCCGACCAGGGTAAGCAGTCGCGTTTTAACGGCGCGATAAATAGCGATGGCACAAAGTACGGTCACTGATACGGCAAAAATTTCCACCGAAATTGACCACGCTGGCGGGTTAATATGCCCGGGTGGTGGGACGAACAATTCTGAGGTCAGAGTTAGTTCGCCAATCAGCGCAAAATTGAAATGCTTACCCGCTTCCAGCCAAGTTGGGAAAAGTTCACCTCTTGTCACGATAAAGGCCAAAAAGACCAGAGCAATGCTGAAATATAGCATGGGTATAAGCCGAAACAGGCGGTTGGCGAAAAACTGAGTGTAGGTGAATTGTTTGGTTCGGTACGAATGAAATAGCACCATGCCAGAGAGTATGAAAAACAAGTCCACCGCAAAGCTGAAATTAGGAATAGGAGCGGGGAGCCATTTGCCCACAAAGGTGGCGTATGAATGCCCAAACGCGACGACAAGAGCAAGAAGCCCTCGAATACCGTCCATTGATTTTAAGCGCAATGCGAGAGCCGTGTTCATGGGCGGGTTCTATACACAATAGCGATCCCAGTGTCTAGCGGGCCGCTAACAAATGTTAATCATTGGGTGCGGCGGTAATCCTAAAGAGGCTGCGTTTTACTTCAAGCAGATCCACCGCAAATAATTCATCACATCGGAGCATAACATACAAAGCAACTGGCCGCAGGTCATTGCTTGGCTTGTTCTAAATCCTGACATTGGAGATCATCATGGAGTTCGTTGGCACTGGTCGACGGCTTGCCCAAGGGGACGTGGGCGAGGCGGCGCGTGAGCTTGGCGTCGAAACAGCCGTGCTTTTGGCGTTTCTCGAAGTAGAGGCGCGGGGCAGGGGCTTCGACAGCAAGAACAGGCCTACACATTTGTTTGAGCCGCATGTCATGTGGCGCAACACCAAGGGGGCAATTCGACAAGCTGCTGTTGCGGCCGGGGTGGCCTATCGCAAATGGGTTCCCGGCAACTATCCCCGCGACAGCTATCCGCGCTTGCGTAAGGCCATCAACGTTGCCCGCGAACCCGGTTTTCGCTCGGGGTCATATGGCTTGCCGCAAATTCTAGGCGAAAACCACCGCTCCGCTGGCTTTGCATCTGCTGAAGCCATGTTTATCGCCATGAAACAAGGCGAACGCGAACAGCTCTTGGCCATGGTGACTTTGCTCAAGGATTGGGGGCTGGCCAAACACCTGCGCGGCAAAGACTTCACTAAGCCGTCAAGTTGGGTGCCAGCGGTCAAGCGTTACAACGGGTCCGGCTATGCCCGGCACGGCTATCACAAGCGGTGTGCAAAAGCATACATCAAGCACGCCAAGGGCATAGATGCGGCAACGGGCAGCCGCTATCCGACCAAAGTGGTTGTGCCAACTGGGGCCAAATTGCTGGTCAAGGGCATGAAAGGCGAGGCGATCCGCAACTTGCAAGCCGATCTGGCGGAATTGGGGCACAAGCTAGATATTGATGGCCGGTTTGGCGATGAGACCTACAACGCCGTGATGGCGTTCCAGCGTTCCGCTGGCCTGGTGATCGATGGCAAGGCGGGCGACGAAACAAAAACAGCCATCGCCGCCGCTCTCGAAGCGCAGGGCGCGCGAAAAGACGTTTCAGGCGACAGTCACCCGGAAAATGAAAAACGCTCACTGACGGGCTTGCAAAAGCTCTTTGCGGCGATTGTTCGGTTTGTCGCCAAAATCATCTCCAAGCTGAATAAGGATTGAATAAAATGGGACCATTTATCAGAATTGCGCTGCGCTATCTGGCGGGCGGTCTAGTGTTGAGGGGGGTGCTTTCGCCAGAAACCGCTCAAGAGCTCTCTACCGACCCGGATGTAATTTATATCATCACCCAGGCTGTTGATTGGCTGATGGTGGTTGCAGGCACTGCTTTGGCAACCGTTATCGAATGGGCCTATCAGAAAGCCAAGCAATACGGATGGGCGACATGATGGCAATCCTCTCATTCATTATGGAGAACTTGGGCGGCTGGGCTATCGGCGCGGTCAGCATTTTGATTGGCGCGGTCGGTCTCTATTTCAAGGGCCGGGGCGATCAAAAACGGCGAGAACAGGAAAAGCGGGCTCAAGCTCGCATTGAAGCCATGAAAGAAAGAAAGGAGGTGGACTATGAAGTGGACAACCTTAATGACGATGATCTTGATGATCGGCTTGCTAAGTGGATGCGCGACGGTGACGGGTAATTTCTGCGATGTAGCAGATCCGATCCGACCATCAGTCTCAGACGATTTCACCATAGGCACCCAGCGCCAAATTCTCGCACATAATGAATACGGAGCCCGCGCTTGCGGCTGGTAGAATACTTTAGGAATTACCGATGAACAGTTCTCAAACCACAAACATTGAGCGCTTGTTGGGCGAGCTACTAAATGAGACGAGATCACTGCGCCGTGACTTTGAGCGCGACCGTGTGGACGCGAAAGAAAGTCGGACCCGCGTATATAATCGGGTCGAGCGGCTCGAAGAAAGTATCGAAATCACGGCCAAGGTTGCAGCGCAAGCGCGCGAGGCATCGCAAAAAAACACCAGTACGATCGATAAGGAAATCAAACCCCAAACCGATCGGCTTAAAAACCTTGGTGTGAAGGGCGGCGGTTTCTTGGCCGGAGCTGCCCTAATGGGCGGACTTGTGAGCGCCCCAATTGTGCAAGCAGTGGTCGCAGCCTTGGAAAAGCTTTCTCGCTGACAATGATCTTGCAGCGATGATCACCCTTCCAAGACTTTGAGAAGTTGTTTTTCTGCCAAGACACTCAGCATTTGACGTGATGCTTGCTTGCTGAGTTTAATTTTTTCACGCTCTGCATCAAACACGGTTTTGTGCCGAGTGTTATCTTTCCCACCAATGCCGATCATAGCGCCAAATCGTGCGCGGCTCACCGGCTTACCTTCTTCCCCCAATGCTTCGCGGGCCTCCACAATGATGGGGCCGCTAAACTGCACCTCTTCCCGCATCCGGCTTGTATAAAGCCTTGCCAATTCAGCATTGGCAAACCAGCCGCTTGGTTCCTGAAGTGTCGCCAGCCAGGACTGCGCTTCTGCAACGTTTTTCAAATCGGGCGCATCCTTTATTGTGCGCAAACGTGACAACAGGGCGTCATTGGTTTTTTCGCTGTAGATGGCCGGAATAACGCCATCTGGCAGCACTGCAATTGCTACGGGCATCGCTATATCTCCTTTTGGGTGGTGGGGCGGCATCGCCGCCCCGTTGTGATCTATTCGATTATTTGGGCTTGGCCATCTATCGAAATGAAAACTGCCAACTGATCGGTAATGGCCAACACGTCTTGCGCGATTGCTACCAAAATTTCAGCATCAGCATTTTTGTCTTGTGTTGCTGCTGAAAAGATCACTGTAACGGGTTCTTTGAACAACTCACCGTCGTTGCTGATCCAGCCGCCTTCAGCGTCGATCGCGGTATAACCACCAAACACATTGCAAAAGTTTGCCTTCACACCATCAATGACAGGTGAGAGACTTTCGCCTTGGTTATTGTTTTGGGGGATAATGATCTCGACTTTATTCATCAACTTTCTCCTTTGTTGTGGGAACTCAATCCCTGTTGACCTTTTAAATATAGGGGTATTTACCCCTAAAATCAAGCCCTAATTTTCACTTTTTTCATCTAACAATTCTGCCAGATACGCTTGCTTCTGTCCCCGCGCATAAGGGTCATGCTCAAAGGTCCAGAGAATGACGTGGGGGTGGCGGTTGGCTAAATCGATTGCGGTTTCCCTTAGGCATTCAAGGGCTTCGTCCATGGTATCGCAAATGCCGCTATTGGTGACTGGTTGCCCGTCAATCAACCCGCCCCAACGCCCGTTCCATTTCCATAGGCCCTCTTTTGGGCCATGCTCATAGCGAGATACACGGCCCATTGCCGCATCGCCAAAATAGACGTTTCGCAAGTTGGGCTCATGCCATGCTGGGGAATCAAGTTTGTGGTGCCAGTATGGTTTGTTCAT